GAATATATGTTTACACTTGATACCTGTCATGCACAAAGTAGCACACTTGATACAAACTTTTCAGAATATGATCCAGAACACAAAACATTCAACATCATAAAATTAGATAACGGACAATTTGCCGCACAACCAAACAACAGAACTGTATTCACAGATCAAAGTTTAGTGCCTACACAACGCAAAACTCCAGACTTCAAAGTATGCACTCAAAATTACACAGTAGAAAATAATCCAAAATGGTCCGTTGGTCACACAGACGAATGGGCATACAAGGACAAAGGCGAAGGATTAAAAGATTAACCATAATTAGATATATAGGTTGACTTCGCAGTATAAATCATTGTATAATAATTAAATTAACAAAGGAGATTCACATGAGTGGAAAAGTTTTTGGTGCGGAAGAAAAAGCCAAATTGATGCAGGTTATCAATGATGGTGCAAACGTAATGCAAGAAGTTACAGACCTTAAAGAAGGTTTACGTGATACAGTAAAAGCAGTATCAGAAGAACTAGATGTAAAACCTAGTTTAATTAACAAAGCGATTAGTATTGCACATAAATCTAATTGGGGAGAAGTGTCAAGCGATTTTGACGATCTTGAAACGATTATTGTCACAGTTGGTAAGGACAAGTAATTGAATAAACTTATAAGGTTTTTTAGAGAAAGTTATAATTCTAATCCGATTGCATTTTACTTGGAAATGTCAAGTGCAATCACTGTTATTATTGGTAGTGCAATTTTAACATACACAGTATTAGCACCTAGACCAGATCTTTTTATTCCGTTTTATTGGATAGGAAGTGTAACTGGATTTTTTGGTGCATACTACAGAAAGGCGGCCTGGGTAATGGTATTGACTACATGGTTTACTGCTATGAACACTATTGCACTATGGCGATTATTTTTATGAAATACGTGGTTGATATAGACGGAACTATTTGTAAAACTAAAGATAGTGATTACGAAAATAGTAAACCAATCAAAGAACGAATACAGAAAATGAACGAATTGTTTGATGAAGGACATGAGATTCATTATTGGACTGCTAGAGGTGGTAATTCAGGAATAAATTGGGCAGTACATACCAAAGAACAATTTGCTAAATGGGGTGTGAAATATACTACCCTTGCAATGAAGAAACCTGTTTATGATATTTGGATAGACGATAAGGCAACCAATGCCGATGATTTCTTTGCGAAATAGGTTGACAACTAAAATTTAAAATGCTATACTATAGAAACTTAGGAGATTTATGGCAATAGACATCCGTAGAAACTATACGGCAAATAACGAATACGAAGACAAAGAGGCACAACAGGCACAATTAGATAAAAAAATGAAAGAGTTCCTTAAGAAGGGTGGAAAAATAGAAATAGTTCCCCCTGGGGCGGCACAAGGAGCAGGTGGATTAGATAGAAGGCCACACTGGACTGATGCTGAACTTAAGGAAAAATGGAGGCAAGAAAATGGCATTAAAGAAGAACAAAAAAAGAAAAAAGGCAGAAGAAAACGTAAAAAGTAAACCATACCAACCGTTGGCTTGGTTTTTTACTGTAACGTTGATACTTGCGGCAACAATGGCCGCTTTTAATATGTATCCTTGGTACAGTTATGCTTTTACAGTTTCTAATTTAGGCTGGGTATTGATAGGCTATCTTTGGAAAGAAAAATCATTGATTGTTTTGAATTCGGGCCTTACAATAATTTATATCATAGGATTAGTTAGTGATAACTATATGTGAAGAAGGTACAGTCGGCCATAAGCGACTTAATTTGGTATTGTCAGCCGGAAGTGACAAATGGAGAATAAATGAGTTACATAGACGCCCTTTGGGATAGAGATAAAGATATTATAAAAGTTGTCGAACGTGTAAATGGACAACGTGAATTCAAAGACTTTCCAGTAAGATATGTAATGTACTACAAAGACCCCCGTGGCAAGTACAAATCTACATTTGGTGATTCATGCACAAGAGTTGTGTGCAAAAGTTGGAAAGACTTTCTTAAAGAACAAAAAATTAACAAACATAAAGGTTTATTCGAAGCAGATATAAATCCTGTATACAGACTTCTTGAAGAAAACTATTTAGGAAAAGATGCTCCTAATCTAAACAAAGCATTTTTTGATATTGAAGTAGACTTCGATCCTGAACGTGGATACAGTTCACCTGAAGATCCTTTTACTCCAATTACTGCAATTACGGTACACTTACAATGGCTTGATAGTCTTGTAACACTTGCACTCCCACCTAAAACACTATCAATGGAAGAAGCAAAAGAACAATGTAAAGACTTTCCAAACACGCATTTATTTAAAAGCGAAGCAGAAATGCTTAATACATTTCTAGATTTGATACAGGACGCAGATATTATAAGCGGTTGGAACAGTGAAGGTTATGATATTCCTTATACTGTAAACAGAATTACTAGGGTATTATCTAAAGAGGATACAAGACGTTTTTGTTTATGGGATCAGTATCCTAAGAAAAGAACATATGAAAAATTTGGTCGAGAACAAGAAACTTATGATCTAATAGGACGTCAGCATTTAGACAGTTTAGAATTATATAGAAAATACACATATGAAGAACGCCATACATATAGACTTGATGCTATTGGTGAAATGGAAGTTGGTGAAAAGAAAACTGTTTATGAAGGTACTTTAGATCAATTATACAACAACGACTTTAAAACATTTATTGAATATAACAGGCAAGATACTGCACTACTCGATAAACTTGATAAAAAACTAAGATTTATTGATTTAGCCAACGAACTTGCTCATGCCAATACTGTGCTACTTCCAACGACAATGGGTGCCGTAGCAGTTACAGAACAGGCGATTATTAATGAAGCACACAGACGTGGCTTTGTTGTTCCTAACAGAGTGACAAGAGATGCATTAGGTGATACAACAGCCGCAGGTGCTTATGTGGCATATCCTAAAAAAGGATTACATGACTGGATTGGCTCAATGGATATTAATTCACTATATCCATCTGTGATTAGAGCATTGAACATGGATCCGGCAACAGTAGTTGGCCAACTGCGTGGCGAGTATACTGAAGAATATGTTAAGAACGAAATGACACTCCGTAAAAAATCTTTTGCGGCGGCTTGGGAAAATCATTTCGGTAGTTTAGAATATGACTTTGTTATGGAACAAAGAAAAGACAAACAAATTACTGTGGATTGGGAAAACGGTGAATCGGATATAATGAGTGCTTCTGAAGTTTACAAGTTAATATTTGAAAGTAACCAACCATGGGTGTTGAGTGCAAATGGCACAATCTTTACAACAGAGTATGACGGCATTGTTCCTGGATTGCTTGAACGTTGGTATGATGAACGTAAAGAACTACAAGCAAAGAAAAAAGAAGCCATCGATGCAGGTAACAAGATTGAAGAAGCATTTTGGGATAAAAGACAGTTGGTTAAAAAGATTAACCTAAATAGTTTATATGGTGCTATTCTAAATCCAGGTTGTAGATTCTTTGATAAACGTATTGGTCAAAGTACAACACTATCTGGTAGAACTATTACAAAACATATGGCGGCAAAAGTTAATGAAATCATCACAGGCGAATATGACCATGTAGGTAAAGGCATTATATACGGTGATACTGACAGTTGCTATTTTACTGCATATACAAGTTTACGTGCAGAAATTGATAAAGGTGAAATCGAATGGGGAAAAGATAAAGTCACTGAATTGTATGATACAATCTGTGACGAAGCAAACAAAACATTTCCGCAGTTTATGAATGATGCCTTTCATTGTCCAAAGAGCAGAGGCAAAGTTATTGCCGCTGGTAGAGAAGTAGTTGGTGAAAAAGGTTTGTTTATTACAAAGAAAAGATATGCAATAATAATTTATGATCTCGAAGGACAACGTCTTGATGTAGAAGGTAAGCCAGGGAAAGTTAAAGCAATGGGATTAGATCTTAAACGTTCCGATACTCCAGTGTTTATGCAAGACTTTATGAGTGAACTATTGCTAGATGTACTTACTGGTGCACAAGAACAAGATATACTAGAAAAAATTAGTGAATTTAGAACACAGTTTAGAGGACGTCCTGGTTGGGAAAAAGGGTCACCTAAACGTGCAAATAATGTAACAGATTATCTTGCCAAGCAGAAAAAACATGGCAAAGTTAATATGCCTGGACACGTCAGAGCCAGCATAAATTGGAATACACTCAAAGACATGAATAGCGACAATTACAGTATGAATATTGTTGATGGCATGAAAGTAATTGTGTGTAAACTAAAAAATAATCCCATGGGATATACTTCGGTTGCATATCCTACAGATGAACTTAGATTGCCTAGTTGGTTCCAAGAACTTCCGTTTGCGGATGAAGAAATGGAAAGTGTTATTATTGATAACAAATTGGGCAACTTATTAGGTGTTTTGGATTGGGATATTAAATCAACCGAACAGAAGAATACATTCAATAATTTATTTGACTTTGAATGATTTTCTAAATATAATATATGTTAACAGGAGATAAAACATGAAAGACATATTACAAGACATTGTTGCACATACACACGCACTTGGCTTTCTTAACATTGTTAAGGTAAACGGTGATGATGCACAGACTGGTATTGATTCTATGGCAGAAGATAGATCAGTTATTTTGCAGGCTACTACAAAAGCCGCACAGGTAGAACTAAAAGGCACATTTGGTATGCCTAACCTAAATAAGTTAGACATTCATTTGAAATGTCCTGAATACAAGGATGGTGCTTCAATTGATGTTGTTACTGCTGAAAGAAATGGTGCAACTATTCCAGTTGGTATTCATTTTGAAAATGCAACCAAAGACTTTAAAAATGATTATAGATTCATGAATGCAGAAATTATTAATGAAAAACTAAAAACTGTAAAGTTTAAAGGTGCAAGTTGGGATGTCGAAGTACAACCAACTATGGCGGCAATTCAAAGATTTAAGTTACAGGCAACTGCAAATGCAGAAGAAACTGTATTTACTGTAATGACTGACAGTGGAGATCTTAAATTTAAATTCGGTGATGCAAGTACACACGCAGGTGAATTTGTATTCCAACCAGGCATAACTGGGCAACTAAAAAATGAATGGGCATGGCCTGTAGCACAGGTATTAGCAGTACTTGGACTAAATGGTGATAAGACAATGCGTATTTCAGATCAAGGTGCTATGCAAATAAGTGTAGACAGTGGTTTGGCAACGTATGATTATATAATGCCTGCTCAAAGCAAATAAGGAGGCTTATGACAAGTGTAGAAGACAAAGACGTAGATGCTAGTTTTGAAAATGAAACTAAAGTATCTTCAATGGTTTCTATTCCTTTAACTGAGTATGAGGCTCTTAGAACACAAACAAAAATGATTACAGATCCTGACTTGATTAATGTAATTGATAAAATGGAAGAGTTACTAAGAGTTTTAAAAAGAAGGATTAATAGAACTGACATTTATAGGGCAAGATAAAAATGAACACAAACCTCACACAAGAACAAAAAGATTACGCAATATTTCTTCCTGCTATTAGCGGATTCTTTGCTACATTTGTTGGTAAGCAAAGACGTGAAGAATACGTAGAACGTAGTCGTCTACCAAAGAACTTTACAAATGATGTAGAGAGTATGAATTGGTTACAACCTGACAAAGGACTGTTTCAATATCATTGGAGTTTATATTCGGCAGGACACGCCGAACTTGATGTAAACAAAGATGCTCCAAAAGAATTAATGATCCGTGAACGAGATAGAGAAAACAGTTGGTTACTAGGTGACTCGGGTGGTTTCCAAATTGGTAAAGGTGTGTGGGAAGGTGATTGGAAAGATCCTAATTGTCCTAAAGCAAAAAAGAAACGTGAACAAGTTTTAACTTGGATGGACGCATATATGGACTATGGTATGATACTTGATATTCCTGCTTGGGTATCTAGATCTCCTGCTGGTGCTAAAGCAACAGGTATCAGTACATATCAAGAGGCTGTAAATGCAACACGTATTAATAATGATTACTTTATGAAAAATCGTAACGGTAACTGTAAGTTTTTAAATGTACTGCAAGGTGAAAATCATGCTGATGCAGAAGATTGGTATCAACAAATGAAAGACTACTGTGATCCTAAGAAATATCCAGATACACATTTCAACGGTTGGTCAATGGGTGGTCAGAATATGTGTGATATTCATCTAGTGTTAAAAAGATTAGTTGCATTACGATTCGATGGCTTGTTAGAAAAAGGTGTGCATGACTTTATGCACTTCTTAGGTACAAGTAAATTAGAGTGGGCAACACTACTTACAGATGTACAAAGAGCAGTACGTAAGTATCATAATCCTAATTTTACTGTTACATTTGACTGTGCTTCGCCGTTCCTAGCAACTGCAAATGGTCAAGTATACTGTGAATTAGAAACAAAAGACAGAACTAAATGGGTGTATAGAATGGTGCCTAGCATTGACGATAAGGCCCTTGCAACAGATACAACCGCATTTGGTGATGCGTTTATAAGAGAAGGCAAACATACAAGTTTCTTAGATAGTCCTATAACAAAAGGATTAGAAGCAAAAGATGTTTGCATTTATGCTCCAGGCGATCTAAATAAGATTGGTAAGGAAGGCAAAACAAGTTGGGATAGTTTTAGTTATGCAATACAAATGGGACACAATGTTTGGATGCACATCAACGCAGTGCAAGAAGCAAATAGACAATACGACAATGGAATCATTCCGGCAATGCTTGTTAAAGAGCAATTTAACAGGTTATTTTTCCGTGATGTTGTGGAGGCAATATTCGCAACTTCAAATAGAGACGAAGCGAATGCAATAATAGAAGAGTTTTCAAGATTCTGGATGTCAATAATTGGCACTAGAGGAGCAACAGGAAAGAAAACAGTAAATGCAAGTACTCAGTTTGGGAACTTGTTTGAAGAGGTATAAAATGGCACATACAAAAAACAAAGATAAGCACCTTTTAAAATTACAAAATGAGCATGAATATTATGCAAAAAAGGTTGACGAAATTGAAAAAGAACGTAATATGTATAGAGACTATGATCATAAAGGTCTTTTAACACGTTTGAAAAAAATAAAATTGTTTATAAAAGATCAAATTGAACAATATAGTAAAAACTTTAAACAAGGAGAAAAAAAGTTATGACGGAAGGTTTTAATATTCCACTTACTACTTTTAAAGTTAGAGAAGGCGACGTTGTATTAGAAAAAGGTTGCAGTTTTGACGAAGGTGTATGGACTGAAAAAACTACAAATGATTACTTCAAAGGTAAACGTGTAGTGTTGTTTAGTCTACCTGGCGCATTTACTCCAACTTGTACTTCAACTCAACTTCCTAGTTTTGAAGAAAATTATGAAAAGATCAAAGAAATGGGCATCGATGAAATTTATTGTTGTTCAGTTAATGATACATTCGTAATGAATGCTTGGGCAGAAGTGCTTGACATTAGAAATGTAAAAGTTATTCCAGATGGATCTGGTAACTTTACAAGATATATGGGTATGCTAATTGGTAAAAACCACAGAGGCTTCGGAAACAGAAGTTGGAGATATATGTGTGTTATTGACGATGGTGTAGTTGAAAAATGGTGGCAAGAACCAGGCATAAACAACGATGGTGCAGATGATGATCCATATGTTGAAACAACGCCTGAAAATATGATGACTTACCTACAGACTGCAAATATAAAGGTAGCATAATGAAAAGAGAGTACTCAAGCGGAACACATTCTGATGTGAATTACTTTACTGGCTATGAAGTTGAAAAGACTCCTGCTTTTGATATGGACACACTATTTGTAGTTGGGTGTCGTCCTATAGAAGAAGTATTAGAACAGGCAGAAAAAAATCACGTAGAACATATCTACTTGGGTGCTAATCAAAGTTTTGTTCCTAAAGAAGATTGGGAAAGTCTTGTTTATGCACTATTAGACAAGAAGTATATAGTAACTTTAGACTATGATGTAAAATATCATGATTGGGTATTAGAGAATGGATTTAATGAAAGACATAATTTTATTTCTCAAATTAGTGTAAAGTTGCCATACGTAAACCAATTAAATTACAATGCTTGTATAAAAATTGATGATTCAGATTTTAATCATTCTAATGCTGGAGTTTGGATTCATCAGGTACATGACTTATTGAAAAGAGATAAGTTTACTGATTGGACAAAATATGAGAACGATAATCCACTTGACAAAACAGAAGAAAGGTAGTATATTATGAGTATAGTTGATACAATGATGAAAGAAGCAATGGAACAAGACACAAAAATACATATTATGAATACGGCAAAAAGAATGATTTGGGTAACTTTTCGTAAGGAAGGTATTCACAAATATCCGGCGGCATTAGATGATCCTAAACTTGCTACTGGTGACGAATACGATGTATCATTTTTAGGATATCCACATAGACATATATTCCATTTTAAAGTGGGTATTGCAGTACATCACAATGATAGAGATATTGAATTTATACAGTTTAAGAGATGGTTAGAAAAACTGTATGATGAAAAGACACTTGAACTTGACTACAAATCTTGTGAAATGATGAGTGATGATTTATACACACAAATCAATGACAAGTATCCTGGACGTGAAGTTCATATTGATGTGTCTGAAGACGGAGAGAATGGTGCTCACATCGAGTATCCAAAGTACTAAACGAATGGAGATTAGAACAGTGTCGTACTTGAAAGATAATCCTGAAGTAGAAAAGATCTTTAGCGATTTGGAATTGTATAAAAGTTTTTGTAGGAATGCTTGGCTTGATGGCGATTCGAAGAGTTATGTTTTTGATGAAAAAGATTTGTATGATAATACTTCGCATACTTGGCAAATGTATAATCGACAAAAGAACATTGTCAGACGCAAAATAAAAAAATTTAAAAATAGGAAGAGGAATTAATGAAAATTTGGCTTGTTGATTTAGAAAGTGTTGAAACAAGATACACATCTGAATGGAAAATACACGTTCCTAAAATTTTACGTAAAGCAGACGTGTGGAATGAAACAGATTTAGAAGTTGTTGACGGCAGTGAAGATATACCTGATGCAACAACTCCTGGTGCGTTCTTAAACTTCGGTGGTACTAACATTTATAAATCTACACAAGTAGAAAAGATATCCCGTGCTTTTACTAATGGCAAAATTAAAAGTGGTGATCATATTATTTTTACAGATGCTTGGCATCCTGGTGTAATCAATATAAAATATATGTCCGAACTTTTGCAGATACCTGTAGTAATGCATGGTTTATGGCACGCCGGAAGTTATGATCCTGCAGACTTTTTAGGCAGACTTGTAGGTGATAAACCTTGGGTACGTCATGCAGAGAAAAGTATGTTTGAATGTTTTGATCACAACTACTTTGCAAGTGACTTTCATATTAATCTATTTTGCAAAGAATTACTTAAATGCAGTGATGAAGAAAAACAAAAACATATAGATGATAACAAGATTGTAAGAACTGGTTGGCCTATGGAGTATGAATTGGATGCTCTTCAACCTTTCTTAAACATGAAGAAAAGAAACTTAATACTTTTCCCACACAGAGTTGCTCCAGAAAAACAACCAGAAATATTTAGAGACTTGAAAGAAGAACTACAAAGTGATTATGAATTTGTAGTTTGTCAGGATAGTAGATTAAGCAAAGTAGAATATCATAACTTACTTGGAGAAGCAAAAATGATATTCAGTGCAAACTTACAAGAGACATTAGGTATTAGTGCATTTGAAGGTGCCATTGTAAACTGTTTTCCTTTAGTGCCAGATAGATTAAGTTATACAGAAATGTATGATGATTACTTTAAGTATCCTGCAGAGTGGACAGAAAGTTGGGATTCTTATCTTAAGCACAAAGAAAAGATTATAGAAAAAATACATTGGGTTATGAGTGACCATAAAAAACACTATCCAAATATTTCGAAGTTGACAAACTTCTTAAAAGAGGAATATTTTAGTTGCAATAATTTGAAAAAGATTATAAAATCATATAAAGGAATTTCAAAAGAGGAGAAATATAGTGATAAGTGACATTATTAAAAAACGTTTAGAAGATGCTGGTATAAGATACTGGGCAAATGATAATATTAGTGCAGTACTTGAAGAAGGCGATAAACAAAAAATTATTGAAGAAGCCATTCCTGCTTTTGAAAATGTTTTGCAGAAATTATTGATTGATACAAAGACTGATCCAAACAGTCAGGATACTGCAAGACGTATGGCAAAAATGTATATAAATGAGATTATGTCTGGTAGATATGATCCAATGCCTAATCCTAGTGCATTTCCTAACTACATAGAAGGCGGTTATGAAGGTATGTTGGTTGTGCGAAGTGAACTTACAAGTTTGTGTTCACATCATCACCAGACTGTAAAAGGTGTAGCATACATTGGAATTATTGCTGGTCCTAAATTATTAGGCCTTAGCAAGTATACTCGTATTGCACAATGGTGTGCTATGCGAGGAACACTACAAGAAGAACTTAATGTTATGATTGCAGATGCAATACAAAGAGAGACTGGTAGTGAACACGTAGGTGTTTATGTACAAGCAACACATGGTTGTTGTGAAAACAGAGGCATCAGGGCACATAGTTCGCTTACACAAACAACTGTATTACGTGGAGCATTTAAAAATGATCCAGCAACTAAAAAAGAGTTCATCGATAACGTTAAACTACAACAGGAACACGCAAAATGATTAAGGAAGGACCTATGAAAGAACACATTGAAAGATCTAAAGAAGGTGTTATCAAAGCCGAGTATATAACATATACAATCAAAGACGGCAGGCTTGTTAAAGATACAAGCATTAGAAATTTTAAAAGCAATGGTGATTATAACGACAGTTATATCAATGAGCCTTTAGTGGAGGTAAAATAATGCCTATTCCAGAAAAAGTTATTATTCCTGCATCTAAAGATCCAGGTATGGGTCATTTTATCGTAAGTTTAATTAAAAGTCTTTTTAGACTTTTAGCATCTGGTGTTCTTGCTTATGCAGGATATAATCTATGGACAGGAGAAATTATGTACACAGATTTCTTTATTACAGATGTTGGTTTCTTTATTATGTTAGCAGGACTTGGATTATTCATTGCTGAAGTGCTAGGAGTTGTAGAGGAGATTGTGTAGTGGACAATGATGATACTTACACTATCAGTCCAGGAGCAACAGTTGGCGGAGTCATCCCAACTTATACAACAGACAGCGGTTATTCAATAGATATTAAATCATTTGATGACCAAGCAACAATAAGTTACGATCCGTCTTCAATGACAGATCCAGGTTTTACATATTCATTTACAGATACAGAGGCACAATTTGATCAACAATTAATTGATTCAAATCCTACTTTAAAAAAACTATGGGAACAATTTAATTACGTGTATTCTATAGTTGAAGCAGACAGAGATAATGAGGTTCAAAAATGATGTCATTTTTTAAAGATAGAAAAAGAATAATATACGATAGAAACAATCAGGTACCATACCTAGTAAGATACTATTTGTTTCTTAAAGATCGCAAGAACTTTCCTTTTAATATAACACTTCACAAGATTCTTGTAAGCGACCTTGACGACTTACATGATCATCCTTGGAATTATGCTACTCTAATTCTTAAGGGAGGGTATTATGAACATACCCCTGAAGGCAAGTTCTGGAGAGGACCAGGTCATTTTAGATACCGCAAGAGTAACGACCTGCATAGGCTAGAACTTGCCAAGGATGAAAACGGCAATGAACTTCCATGCTGGAGTTTATTTTATATGGGTACTAAAAAACAAGAATGGGGATTCATTAGAAATGGTGAATGGGTACATAACGAAACTTATTTGAGAGAGAAATATGCAGAAGTATAATAGCGAATCTGGAAAAAAGATTGTACGTGAAGGACTACACAATGGTATAATGACTGTTCACTTTACTAAGAAGAACGGTGACACAAGAGTAATGTCTTGTACTTTAAATCCCGAAATTATACCTGTAGAATTTCATCCAAAAGTAAAAGAAGTACAAGCCAACTTACAATCTGATAACGTTGAAATGGAAAAGGCAGAAGGAAAAGAAGATACAATTTGTGCTGTCTATGACATAAATGCAAAAGGTTGGAGATCATTTGCTTGGGAAAGAGTGAAAGATGTGCAATACGGCATACCTTCACTTGACTTTTAACTAGAAAGTGTGTTATAATAAAGTATGAACAATAAGAAATTTTATACTTGGGTTGATGTTGAGATAATGTGCCAACAACTCCTAGGACAGATGTACAATGATAATTGGAAACCAGACTATATAGTTGGTATAACAAGAGGCGGAAACGTGCCTGCTACTATACTTTCCAATATGACTGGAATACGTTGTGAAGCATTGAAAGTAAGTTTACGTGATGGAGAAACAGGTAAAACTGGAGACAGTATTGAATGGATGGCTAAAGATGCTCAGGCAGGAAAAAAGATACTTGTTGTAGATGACATTAACGACACTGGTGCAACTTTTAATTGGATAACCAAGGATTGGAAATTAAATCCTGAAATGCACGAAGTTAGATTTGCAGTTTTGACAGAAAATTTATCAAGCGAATTTGGTAATGTCAATTATCACTGCGATGAGGTAAACAAAGCAGAAAAGGATGTATGGTTAGTATATCCTTGGGAAATAGTAGGAATATACAATGGCTAAAAAAGGTGAAGTACCACAGGCAAGTAATTTAGAAAACAATGGCGTTTACTTGTTAATGGATCAAATAACTTATGCGTCTTGCAAAGATGCAATCAAATGGATAATGCATCATAATCTAAGTGATAATCCATTAAAACAATTAACAATTATAATCAACTCCCCTGGAGGAGATGTACACGCCGCTTTTGCATTAATAGATGTAATGAAGTCTAGCAGTATACCTATCAAGACAGTAGGACTAGGTTTAATTGCAAGTTGCGGATTTTTAATTTTTATTGCAGGCAAAAAAGGGCAAAGAATTTTAACGCCTAATACAAGTATTCTATCACATCAATACAGTTGGGGTAGCAGAGGTAAGGAACATGAATTATATGCAAGAGTAAAAGAGTTTGAATTAAGCACTGACAGAATGATTAAGCATTATAAAAAATGTATTGGTATGTCAGAAGCAAAGATTAAAGAAATACTTTTACCGCCACAAGATGTTTGGTTAAGTGCCGAAGAGGCAATGAAACTTAAAATTTGTGATAAAATAGAGGACTTATACTAATGTGTCCGGCTTGTTATATTAACGGATTGTTGTTTTTGATATTTGGTGCCGCAGGGGCCAGTATAGCAAACAATCCTTGGGTAATTGCTATTAGCATTATATTAACCATTGCCGGTTTTTGGTGGATGTGGAAAGCATACAAAAGAAATAAAGGTAAAGGTGGATTGATTAAAAATATAAAAACAACTTTGATTTATATTTTAATATTTGTGGCAGGCTTTGTTACTGCTTCTTATGTAACACACGATTACTTCAAAACAAAGTACGAAACTAAAATTGAAGAGACAAAATAATGCAAGAAGACTTAATGGTTCAACAACAGGTCGATAATGTATGGCAACATATGGTTGGAGTCATATGTCTAAACCAAGTAGATCGCAAACAAACTAAACCTGTGCTCACAGAACTGTTTAAAAGATACCCTACTGCTCATTCATTGTTACGTGGTTGCACAATACCTATGCTAGAAAAACTATTACAACCTTTAGGAATGCAAAGTGTAAGAGCAAAACGTATATACAAAATGAGTATTCAAATAGAAAACTGGAACGGCGAAGATGCTAAAGACCTATACGGAATAGGAAAATATGGGTCAGACAGTTATCAAATATTTTACAAAAATAAAATTCCTGCAAATGTTGAAGATAAAGAACTTAAAAGATATATTACTGAGGAATTGAATTATGGAGTTTAAAGACATACCTTGGTCGGACGTTGTTGTTGACGCAAAAGGTTTTACAGTTTTTAAAGACAAGTACCCTGTGACAGAGGGACATTTATTGTTTGTACCCAAAGAACAAGATTGGCAACATTTAACAAAGTGTTTTGAAGCGGCGTATAAATGGGGTTATGATTGGGTAGAACGTGGTTACTGCGATAGTTTTAACATTGGACAAAATGTTGGAGCAGAAGCAGGCCAAACTATAATGTATCCACACGTACATTTGATTCCAAGGCGTAAAGGCGATATGGAAGATCCGCGTGGGGGTGTAAGACACGTGATTCCAGAAAAAGGAAACTATCGAAAAGCATTAGATAAAGAAATAAATGGCAAATATACCATAGAAGAAATAGTTGATGCGACAAATAAAATTTTGGAAAACACTTGACAAAAACCTAAATATGCATTATATTATAAAGTATAGGAGTAATAAATGAAATTAAGATATTCAGAAGCATTTTATTCTGTGCAAGGTGAAGGACGTTTTGTTGGTGTTCCTTCAGTCTTTTTAAGAACATTTGGTTGTAATTTTCGTTGTATGAATTTTGGTTTGCCCGAAGGCGAACCTATGCGAGATGAAAAACTAAAAAATGGAATAAAATATAATCCTGAAGTTAAAGCACTATTAGATGATGGTGTTTTAGATAAAGTAAATACGTTTGAAGAATTGCCTATCATACACACAGGTTGTGATACGTATGCAAGTATCTATCCTGAATTTAAAAAGTTTATGAAGGATCATACAATAGATGAAGTTGTAGATTATGTTCTAAGTCTAACGCCAGAAGGCAAATGGACTATGAGCAACGGGCAAGATGTTCATTTTATATTAACAGGCGGTGAGCCTTTACTTGGGTGGCAAAGATTTTATATAGATCTTTTTGAACATCCTAAAATGGGAGATTTAAAAAATGTCACGTTTGAAACAAATACAACACAGAAACTCCATCCAGATTTCAAAGACTATCTTGGATCTCAAAATAGATTTGAAGTCACTTGGTCATGCAGTCCGAAACTTTCCGTATCAGGCGAGCCTTGGGATACTGCTATCAAGCCTGAAATTGCTAGGTCATATTATGATATACCCAACTCTAGTATGTATTTCAAGTTTGTTGTGGCTAATGAATCTGATGTGGACGAAGTTTCCAGAGCAGTACAAGAATACAATGGAGCAGGTGTGGACGTACCGGTCTACGTCATGCCGCTCGGAGGACGGTCGGAAGAATACAGTCTCAACACAAGACGAGTGGCAAACCTCGCAATGGAACGAGGCTGGAGATACACACCTAGACTACACGTCGACATCTTCGGAAACGCATGGGGAACCTAAAGAGGAAAGACTTGATGAAAAAATTAGGAGGTATATGTAATGTTAGATAAACTTAAGAAAATGTTTGACAAAGGTCATGTGCCTGCAAGTGTGTCTAAAGACAAAGGTACTGATGCTAAAGCAAAAGCAACAAAAGAAAAAAAGCCTTATGTAGAAGTATTAGAAACTAAACTTGATCCTAAAAATCCACGTAATGGATTTTTTGAACTTGATTGGAATGAATACTTTGTTAGAGATCTTAGACTTGCAGGATATCAAGGCGACAGTGAAGAAGCCATTGTTGATGCTTGGTTCAAAGAACTTTGTGGAAATATTGCTAAAGATCAAGGTGTTGCTACTCCAGATACTCCAATGGGTGCTGGTTATATTAACACTAAAAACATTGGCGACGGAAAATCAGAGATAAGTTAATGCTACATACTTGGAAAAGTTTACATCCAGAGAATGAATATGCACCAACTTGGAGTATACCATTTTGGAATACGCAGTTTCCTGATGAGAGTAAAGTAGACAAAATGCGTCAATGGATAATTGACAATGAAACAAATATTGTTCAAAAATACAAAAAGAATACTGAAGGTGATGGCGGAACTGGTTTAGGTGAAAATAGTCTTACCGCACAATATAATTCTTATAATCTATTTCAAGTGACACGTGAAATACCAGTGTTCAAAGAATTACTTAATTGGATACAATCAGAATATGTAAAATTTATGCATACAAATGGCACACTGGTAAGAGACTTGTATATGTACAGTTGGGCCAATGTTGTTCATAAAGGGCAACCAATTACACAACACGGACATGGTGCTCAACATTTTTCTTACCTAAGTGGCAATATTCATCTTGACAACTATGCCACAAAGACTGTATACTATGCTCCAGCAGACGATGATGTGCTTATGGATTTTCCAAATGTTAAAGGAGGTTTAACATTTTTTCCAAGTCATGTACTGCACAGTGTACCTGTACACAACGAAGATAACAAAAGAGTAAGTATGGCATTTGATTTATTTGATATGGCGAGTAAAAACACAATAACAACAGATTTACATCTAGCATTAAGGTTAAAAAACACATGACATATATTTTAGTAGATACTGCAAACACATTTTTTAGAGCAAGACACGCCGTAAGAGGTGAGACAGAACTTAAAATAGGAATGGCTTTGCACACTACATTCCAAAGTATTAGAAAAGCATGGAATGATTTTGATGGTAGTCATGTTGTATTTTGTTTAGAAGGACGCAGTTGGCGTAAAGATCATTATGCTCCTTACAAACGTAATAGGCAAGAATCAAGAGATGCTCTTACTGTATCACAACAGGAAGAAGAAAAAGTTTTTTGGGAAACATTTGATGACTTTACAAAGTTTATTAAGAACAAAACAAATTGCACAGTGCTAAGACACCAAAATTTAGAAGCAGATGATTTAATTGCTGGTTGGATTCAATCACATCCTAATGATGATCATGTAATTGTATCAACTGACGGAGACTTTGCACAACTTATTGCACCTAATGTTCGACAGTACAACGGTGTACAAAAAACAACTATAACACACGAAGGATACTTTGATGAAAAAGGTGCTCGTGTAATAGATAAAAAGACAGGAAAAGAAAAAGAAGCACCTAATCCTGAATGGTTACTGTTTGTAAAATGCATGAGAGGTGACACTAGTGATAATGTGTTTTCAGCATATCCTGGAGTAAGGGTAAAAGGCACAAGAAACAAAGTAGGTCTTACAGAAGCATTTGAGGATAGAACAAGTAAAGGTTTTAATTGGAATAATTTAATGTTGCAACGTTGGGTTGATCATGAAGAAAAAGAACATAGAGTATTAGATGATTATAATCGTAATGTAACACTATGTGATTTAACTGCACAACCTGGTAACATTAGAAAAATTATAAACGATACTATTGAAGAAGCAATAGAACAACCTAAAGACATTAAGCAGGTTGGAGTACGCCTTGTACAGTTTGCAGGGTCATATGATTTAAACAAAATAAGCGATCAGGCACAGTCATTTGCTGAGCCATTGAACGCGAGATACGGAGGTGAAAATGTTAGCCAAGCAGTTAGTTCCTAATAAATTCTGGATAGTACAGGATAGAGGACGTAAAGTTGGCACTTTACAAAAGGACACCAATTGTTATTACTTTATTACTAAACTAGAAAAGATAAAGTTCGACAACATGGACGAAATATACAAGACATTTGGTGAAAACTTCTTTGAACAAACAGTAAAAAACAAAATACAAACTGATTTGTATTCAAAAGAAGTATATGGATACCCTACATCCACTAAACCATTTAATCCATTATATAATGTAAAAGATGGATTACCGTTGTTTAGCAAGAGTAGGAAAAGCAAAAGTCTGTATTGTGCAGGATATTACTGCATACAGTTTGCAAAGGGTTGGGTAAAGTCATTTTGCCCTAAACTTATCACACTACAAAGGTACCCATTTAAAGGTCCTTTTACAACAGACTTAGAAATGAAGGAAACATTGGCACGTGTCTCGAAAAAATCTTAATACTCTCGCAATAGAAGACTTCTTGCAAAATGTAAAAATTGCTTCTAAAAAGCAGACTAGAGAACTTAAACTAGATCAGAAGCAATACAGAGACCTCGCAGACAGCATAAGCATGGTGTTAGCACGTCTAGTAGAACTTCAGGATAATAAGCCTACTGAGCAAGAAGCAATATCTATACAAATGGACGGTGGAAAACTTTAAAACAGGATAAATATATACGTAGTTTTTAAACGGAAGACGTATATAATGAGTAGACCTAAACCTAACGTGTTATTAAAGCACACCGACAAGAATACATTTAGAAGTGAAGAAGTTCTAGATGCGGTTGCCATATGGGCAGTATTTTACAATGGAAAGCCATTTAACCTAAAAAGTAGCAGTGCAGTATCTCCTACTCCAGGACCTAAGTACAAAAAAGTATCTTTTAGCAATCCTGGTCATGCTCACAATCTAGCAAAAAAATTAAACAAGTTATTCAATACAGAAGACTTTAAGGTAGTTAAGTTAACTAGCGGTGAAGTTTTAAATGGATAAAAAGACAGCATACACAAAAACTTTTCTTATTGCTTCTGAAATAGAACCAACAGAAGAAGCAATTAAAAAATATCATATATTATGGTGGCAGAACATCAGAGCCAAAGGTGACAGTGGATTACGTCTTACAAAAGATGGGTTCGAATATGTAGTGAATAAAGCAGATCTTAAAGTTCACGAAATACATTTTCCGAACGATATTCATTTTACGCCACAAGTTTATCTATATCTAGATGAATTTATAGATACTCCATATTATGTAACAAAAAAACGCATATATGTACTTTCAGAGAAAATGGCTCTACAACTTATGATGTTTGCAGGTGATATTAAGCAATACGGCCTAGCAAGAGCAATGGCAAAAGACTTAGAAAACGTCTAGTCATTTTGGACAAATAATCCAAAAAAAATCCAAAAATAGTTACAAAAAGTGGTTGACTATATGTATAATGATGCTATATTAATATTATAGTTAGTTAAACAGAAAGAGGTTAAAATGTCAACACAACAAAACACAGAAGCACGTACAGTTACACCTAATGAAGCAAAGGTGGCACTGCAACACGCAATGAAAAAGAAAAGACCTTTATTTTTATGGGGTCCTCCAGGTATTGGTAAATCTGATATTATGCAACAGATTACTGATGCTTTAGAAAAATCATTTTTAATTGATATCAGGTTGTCACTATGGGATCCAACTGATGTCAAGGGTATGCCGTATTATGCCGCCAACGATAATACAATGAAATGGGCACCGCCTGTTGAATTGCCAGACGAGGCAATGGCTAAAAAATATAAGACCATTGTACTTTTCTTGGACGAAATGAACTCGGCGGCTCCGGCTGTACAAGCCGCGGCATACCAACTTATTCTCAACCGTAGGGTTGGTTCTTATAAACTTCCTGATAACGTTGTTATTGTAGCGGCGGGTAACAGGGAAACAGACAAAGGTGTTACTTACAGAATGCCTGCTCCATTGTCCAACAGATTTGTACACTTGGAAATGAGAGTAGACTTCGAAGATTGGTTGCAGTGGGCAACTGAAAACAAGATTCACCCAGATGTTGTTGGATATGTTTCTTTTGCGAAACAAGATCTTTATGATTTTGATCCTAAGAGCAGTTCAAGAGCATTTGCTACTCCAAGAAGTTGGAGTTTCGTGAGCGAACTTCTCGATGACGATCTGCCTGAAAACACATTGACAGACCTCGTGGCAGGTGCAGTCGGAGAAGGCTTGGCAGTAAAATTTGCGGCACACCGTAAGGTTGCTTCTAAATTGCCAAATCCAACGGACATTTTGTCCGGCAAAGTGAAGAGCATGGAGACAACAGACATTAGTGCTATGTACTCATTGACTGTTTCAATGTGCTATGAACTACAAGAGGCGTATAAGAAGAAAGTCCAAAATTGGAACAAAATGGCTGATAACTTTTTTGGTTTTATGATGGACAACTTCGATACTGAACTTGTTGTGATGGGAACTAGGGTTGCAATTTCAACTTACAAACTTCCATTTTCACCAAAGGACCTAAAGAATTTTGATAGGTTCCATAACAAGTACGGGAAATACGTCCAAGCGGCGATGACGTCGTAACTAACTATAGAGGGGGTCTTCGGATCCCCTCACCTTATTTCAGTTGATCTTCCGATAGAAAGAATTTATAATATATACAGTTGCAAAGGAGTAAAAATGCAAACTGTAGATATTAAAAATTGGTTGTCTAATAATGTAGATTGGAACAAGTATGTAACACTTGTAGACCAAATTGGAGACGAACTAAATGAACGTAAACTTCGTTTTGATAAAAGTGATTTGTTAGAAAAAGCACTAGAACTTTTTAGTAATCAAGATCTACAATATGTAAATCTAGAAGGTGTAGATCATATTGGACCAGATAATGTAACAATGGAAATGAAGTATACAGACGGAAGTCTTTTTACCAAAAAGAAAAAACTTCCAAAGAAATTTGTGAGTGATTTACAATTAATGAATAGTCGAGGATCTAGCGAAGGAAGAATACTACCAGATTCTTATGCACAATTTTTGCTCATTTGTGATCGCGAAGCAGTAGCAGTGATATCCAAAGAAGACCTTTTACCCTATGTAATTGATGGAGGAGATGGTTTAAAAACAAGCAGACTACCATCAGAAAAGGTACAATATGTATTTCAACCAGGGCAGTATGAACCACTACATATAGCAGAAAGTATTTCATATAAAAAAGCCAAAATGGATATGCAAACCCAATTTTTAGCACAATTTTAGGTTGACAATAACCCAAAAGGTGCTATACTGTAAATATAGTTAGAAAGAGGTTATTATGTCACAAGCAACAACAGCCGTAGAACAAGAGATGATAGATGGTAAAATCTATGAAAAAAATCCAGATGTCAACTCTGAAAAAGTAAAAGAAAAACTTATTACTGCAAGAATTGGTTTACTTATTAGGCAACCTTTCTTTGGTAATCTTGCAACAAGACTCGTACTTGAAGACGCAACTGATTGGTGTGCAACTGCCGCCACAGATGGTAGAAAGTTTTTCTACAATGAAAATTTTATTAACACACTTAATCCTAAACAAACTGAGTTTTTGTTTGGTCATGAAATCCTACACTGTGTATATGATCACTTTACACGTAGAGATAGCAGGGATCCTCAAATCTTTAATATTGCCGCAGACTATTGTGTAAACGGTGACTTGGTAAGACATAATATTGGTGAAATGATTACACAGGTTAAACCCTTCCATGATCCTAAATATTATGGTTGGGCAACTGAGGCTGTTTATGATGACATCTATAAAAAGTATGATGATGAAACATTAAAGCAATTAGGCAAATTGCTTGACGAACATATCGACTGGGAAAAAGGTAAAGGTCAAGGTCCAGCAGGAAAAACTAAAAAGAAAAACGGTAAATCTCAGCCTACTTATAGCAAAGAAGAATTACGTAAAATCCGTGACGAAATGAAAGAAGCAATGATTTCATCTGCACAGGCGGCTGGCGTAGGTAATGTGCCAAAAGGTGTTGCTCGTATTATTCAAGAACTTACTGAGCCTAAGATGAACTGGAGAGAAATACTTAATCAACAGATCCAATCTGTTATTAAAAGTAATTACTCTTTTATGCGTCCATCACGTAAAGGTTGGCATACATCAGCAGTACTTCCTGGTATGGACTATGAAGACACAATCGATATTGCTATTGCACTTGATATGAGTGGCAGTATTGGTAGCCGTGAAGCAAAAGACTTCTTAAGTGAAGTAAAAGGAATTTGTGATCAATATGATGATTACAAAATTAAAGTATGGTGTTTTGATACAGAAGTATACAACGAACAAGACTTTACACCTGACACACCTGATTCAATTGAAAATTATGAATTGCACGGTGGCGGCGGTACTGACTTTGATGCAAATTGGAAGTATATGAAAGAACAAGGTATTACTCCTAAAAAATTATTGGTATTCACTGATGGATACTCTTGGAACTGGGGTGATGAGAATTACTGTGATACAGTGTGGATTATACATTCCGATACTTCAATAGAGGCACCGCACGGTATCACTTGTCATTATGATTTAAAAGAGGCGGCGTAAATGAATATTGTATTGGGTATTATTGCAATTAAAATCGCAACAGAAATTTGGCCAAACTTTGGAATGATCTGTGTATCAGGATGTAATTGATGAGACTACTTGCTCAAGATCCTAATCCATTAAACATTTTGGATATCCGCGAATTGGATTATGTTCCAACTCATTTTGAAAAAATTAAACTTAAATGCGAAATGTATTATGGAACAGAAAAAATTGAAGAAGTCAAGAGATGGATATATAATAATCTAAGCAGTAGGTTTTGTATTGTGCAAGATTTAGAAATTTTGGATAATAAAATTGAACAAATATATATTTTGGGTTTTGAAGATCCATCAGAAAGTTCTTTTTTCAGTTTGGCTTGTCCAGTTCTTGCATCTCAGGAACTAAAGATAGTATAATTAACAGTACGAAGGAGATTTTATTTTATGACAGAAGAAATCAAAAAAGAAGCACCGGTGGCAGACGCGAGTGCAAATCAGGCTAAACCTGATCCAAATAATCCTGCCAATCCTGCTACACCGTCAGCACCAGACTTAACTGTCACTGACTTGCAGGCACTAAAAACAATTATTGATGTTGCTTGTTCCAGAGGAACTTTTAAAGCGGCAGAAATGACAGTAGTTGGTAACACTTATAACAGATTGGAAACTTTCTTAAATGCAGTGAAGCCAGCAGAACAAAAAGCCGGAGAGGCTCCAGCACCCGCTGAAGCACCAAAGGCCTAAGGAGAAGTTTATGGCAACACAAGTAAAACACGTTGGAAACTTCGCAGGCAAAAAAGTAGTTCTAGCATACAGAACACTTCCTAATGAACCTCTAAATGCATTAGTCATTCCTACAGAAAGATTAACTGCATCATATCACGATGAACTATTCAAAGTGGTTGAGTCACAAAACGGACAAGATGCTTTTGAACTTGCGACTGTACTAGCACCTAAAAAGTTTGCTGATGGTAACAATATGCTTGTTACTTTAGCACAACAAAATTTGTTAGTCAAAGTTGAAACAAAAGATGTAACTGTAACTCCTAGTCCACAAAAAGAAACTTGGTTACCTTTAGATAAGTTAAACGAGCAAATTGCGGAACAAAGAGGTGTAAGTATTTCTGATCTTGCAGTTAAAGAAGAATCAAATGAAGATACTGCTTTAACCAAGAAAGATACTGCACGTAATTACAGAAACAGAGCAGATACTTTATACAAAGAAGTTATTGAACTAAGACGTAGAGCAGATGATATCGATCCACCTGTAACATCTAGTAAAAAAACTTCTAAAAAAGATACAGTAGATGCGTAATGGAAGAAAAGCCATCAGGCAAAATTCTATTAGATAAAAATAAAACAACCTTCGATGCCGATTGGGAAGACGTATTAGATTCTATTAATATAAAAAGTCTTCCCATTCGATATATAAACACCTTAAAAGTAAATCTTAAAAACAGAAATAATATGCTTATCGATGTAAAAAGCATCGTGGCTAATTCTCGTAGTTTACATCAGGCTACAACTCAAGTTAATAATATTCTAAGCAAAAATAAAGCAAATATAGTAGACATTGATTTCAGTATTAGAGTAGATGAAATGATGGGCGATATAACAAAAGCAAAAAATAGTTTTGCTAAGAAGATTAATTTCAAAATGAAAAGAGAAGGAAAGAAAAAATGAACAGAGTAAAATTAGTTTCGTACTCAAAACCATCAGATGACTTCGAAGCAGAAGGTTTAGAAAATGTTCAGGATTTAATTGCCTTTTGTGCAAGAGTATCAAATCCTAGCAATCAAATGAACAAAGAAACTGCGGAAAAACTAATTGGATATCTAATTAAGTGGGGTCATTGGTCGCCACTTGAAATGGTAAATGCTTGTTTAGAAATCAATACTACCAGAGATATTGCACACCAAATTGTGCGACATCGTTCTTTTAGTTTCCAAGAATTTAGTCAACGTTACGCAGATCCAGATGATCAAGGACAACTGTTCGAATATAGCGAAGCACGACTGCAGGATACAAAGAACAGACAAAATTCAATAGATATAGAAGATCCAAAATTACAACAAGAATGGGAATGGTCTCAAATGCGTGTTGCCCATATGGCCAAAAAAGAATATGATTGGGCAATTAAAAAGGGCATTGCCAAAGAACTAGCACGTAAGGTTTTACCCGAAGGTCTTACCAAAACACGACTGTATATGAATGGTACATTACGTAGTTGGATTCACTATATTGAACTTCGAGGTGCTAATGGTACCCAAAAAGAACATATGGAAATTGCACACGCCTGCGCCACCGTTATAGCGGAGATTTTTCCTATGGCTACAACTATACTAAAAGACTAATAACACCGCTACAGAGACCTTAAAATGCGTTTAAGACACCATTATATACGCACTTAATCATACAGTGTTTTTGTTTTAGCATCTATATAAACGGGTTTACAGTATGCAGTTCTGCGGTGTTCTTTGGGCATTAAATAACTGTGCTGATAGTTTCCATAATTACGAACAATACGACTGGCAAAGTAGTTACATCTGTCTATAGATCTAAAATACATATCTTTGCTAATTGGTTTATCATTCATTAACACCACTAGCAAAAATGCATGAAGCATTTTAGTCTCCTTATCTATTCACATATAAGTAAACTATACCTAGGACTAACCCGGCAGAAAGAGCCATTAAAAGTATAACTGCAATCGCTTCAAGTATATTTCTTTTTATTTCTTCTGCTTTGTATACTTCTTTTTCTCTTTGCTTTACAATTTTCCTACGCATCTCAATCATTTCTTCCCAAGTCCTATGTCCGTAGCGAAAGTTTAAAAGAGTTCTTAATTCTTTTTCCATCTCTTGAACTTTCTTTTCGTGCATTAATAATTGTAGTGCTTCTTCTTCTACGGAACCCGCGGCAAAAACTTTTTTGAACAACGGTGCTCTTTGATTAAGATCTCTTGCTTTACGTATATCTGCTGTTGCAGTAAACCATTTGCCTAACTGACCTGTTACGTTTTCAATGTCTTGTCCAACGGCTACTGCTTTTGAAATTGTTTTATACGCAGTTGTGGCAACTGCGAATGCACTAATAGGATCTATCAAATCCCTTCTCCCTCTAACTCAGTAGTATTTATCTTTTTTTATTAAACAACTACTTCAATTAGTCTAGTTTCAGTGCTACTATCTTCTTCTAATGATTTACCAATAATGCAAATTGCGTGTGGCATAGAACTGTATTGATCTAATGCTGTTGCAACGCCTGGTGTTGGAGAGGAAACAATAACGTCTCCCTTTTTTACAGGACCTTCAACCATTACTGGCACCCGTCCTCTTAATGCAACTGCTACACCTTCTTGTGTGCTGTTCATTAAATGTGCAGGTTCAGTTGATACAACTCCTGCTATTTTTGGATCACAAAATTGTGTGCTCTTTGTAACTTCGGCATCGCCGCCGAATACTAAAACTGTTCCTGGCGCATACTGTTCGTCACTAGCATACATCTCTGCCAAGTCAGCGAACTGAGCCGCTGTTGCTGTACCTTCAAACTTACGTGCAACCAAGTCGCCGTCGCTATCTCTTTTGGCAATCGTATTCGCTGTGGCTGTGATATCTGCACCTGCATTATCTAGTTGATTACTGTTAGTTGCTGTACCACTAAAAATATTTGCTGTGATATCTCCGTTTGCATCTCTACCTACAAGTGAATTTGCTGTTGCTGTTGTCACTGCGGCTACACCAGTGCCGCCATCTAGTTTTACTAGTTCAGCAGTAGTTGATGTACCTACAAGTGAACCTGTAATTGTACCACTTACTGTAACGTCATTGAATGTACTTGAACCTACAGTAGATTGTACATTACCAAAGTGCGTACCTGTTGAATTACCTGTTAAGTTTCCTGTAACATTACCGTTTACGTTTCCTGATAAAGCACCATTGTTATCTAGTGCAATATCGTAAAAATAACCGTTTGCCCATTTAATGTTTAAACTACCTATTGATCCTGAATTATCCTGTGCAGGTAAAAATGCTGTATTTTCAATTTTAGCAACATTTACTGCACCTGCTCCAAGTGTATTAACATTAAATCTAATATCATTACCTACTTGGTTAGTAATATTAACTTCATCACCATTAGTGATATGTAATTTTAAATCTCCACCAGCACCTAGTGTAATACCGTTATCATTTAAGAAACTAACCACATCACTGAATTGTTGTAAACCACTGTTCAAAACATACTGTGATGCAGGAATACCGCCTAGGTTATCAGCATCTTCGGCCGTGCCCCAATAACGCATACCTGGATATGTAATTTTACTTGCTAGGTTAAGTCCTTTTTTGATAGCACTAAATCCTGTAATAGGATTAATAGATGAGTCAATAGTAAATTCATCTTTAGAAACTAAATTAATAACTTGATCTTGTACTGTAAATGCAATTACTGTTCTATCATTTCCAAGTGTATCTTTCAAAATTCTAATACCAACTTGTGATACACCTTCACCACCAGCACTTTCTGGACCAATCAAAATAAAATCTTCGCCATTAAAAACGTATAACTGTTCGCCTTGTTCTTCCCACCAAAAATCACCTTTTGCTAATCCTGTTGGTGCAGTTCTTCCTGTTTCAGCGCCGCCGGCGATTCTGTATTGAGAACCATCATAAAATTTTAAAACTTTGTTTGCACTGTCAAACCAAACTTGTCCTGCTACAGGCTTAGGTGGTTGTGTGGCACCTGCAAAACTTTCTAGTAGATGAACTAGGTTTTCATTTAGTATTTCACCAAACCCTGCGTAGTTTCTACCAATAAGTTTTATATCTGTAGTTTGATCAATAGTACCATCTGGCACTAATGCAATTTGTTGTCCGTTATATGTGTTTACAATATATGGCATAGTTGTATTTACCTATTCATCATTCATACGTTTTCTAACGTTTTCTTCAATTTCTTCTTTAGTAACATATACATAAGGAGTATTGTCTGTACCATATACTTCTTTACGTGCATTGTTTCTATTGATTTCGTCATCTATAAAAGAACACATATCCAAAAATTCTTTAGGTGCACCAGCACCCCACATATTTTGTAATGCTTTTCTTATAATATTAATTTGTTTGTGTACAGGATATCTAGTATAAATTGTTTGTCCAACATTAATATCTAATTGTTCTTCATCAATAATACTATCATCTGTGCTTGGAATCGCAACAAGTCCACCAGTTTCGTAATCACCTCTGTAATACCATAAGTCTGGATCGTATTCTAGTGTTTTTAATCTTACGTTTTCAAATACAGTCTTTGGTGCATTATCAGTTTCATAACCTCCGATAAGTTGACCGTTACCTTTATTAAACATTAATGTCATTAACTTTTTTGCCATAACTTTATTCCCATATTAGGCAAAGACTATATTTAGGTTCTTCACCTTCCTCCATTTTTGTTACTTCATGCCAAGTCTTAATTGGCATATCGAACATAGCACCTTTCTTTTCTTGTACTAAATGTTCGCGGTCTTCTTCGTCCCAGTATTTAAAGTGTGGATTACCTTCTGTTAAAAAAACTAATTTAAACTTCCAATAACCTGCGGCACTATCTTGATGCTTTACTAACCAATCACCGGGTTGATATTTGTTTACAACAACTTGGCTACACCATTTTCTTTCTTCTGGTATTGTATTCCAAATTGTTTCAACTAATTCATTACTCATGTTTTTTTGAAACAAAGAACGAAAATGACTTTCACCGTATTTTGTACCATGCTTTTCAGCACCGCCAATACCACGGTTAGTAAATTTTCCTTGTGCTTCGTGTTCTTTTACCTGTAACATAATATCATCTACATTCGTAATAAAATTTTCTACTATCTTATACATTAGAAATTCCCAACAAAATTCCAACTGCCTCCAAATTCTTTCTGTGTAAAATCAAATGCATATTTGCTGGCAGTCATTGTAGCATTACCAGAAAATACTCCACCTAAATTTGTCCATGCAAGTTGATGATCTTGTGCAAACGCCTGTCTACCAATTGTTTGCCCTGTTCTAATTCCGTCAATTGTTGTAATAGCACCCGACTGTGGTGACGTTCCAATTACAACACCATTATTCATTACAAGTATTCTGCTACTTGCACCTGCAGGTATACCTATATAATCTGCTTGATCTTGTGTCAAACCATAACTTAAAACTAACCAGCCAGTAAATCCAGCGAAAGTTAAATCTAAAGTAGGACTAATGTTTGGTGTTGTAGTTGTATCAGTTGGATTACCTGCACCTTTGACTACAAATTCGTAACCAGTAATACCTGACTTAGAGTTTATTAAGTCTGTTGCGGCACCGTAACTTCCTGTGTACGTGTAACTTCTACCACCGATGAATCCAATACCTCTTCTTACACCTGTTCTTTGACCATATTTGTAAAAGAATAATTTATTGCCATTAATATCTGTACCATTGTTTGCAAAATAATGACTTCCAAGTATTCTTGCTTTAGTTCCGTTGGCATATCCTGCCGCTGGAGCAATTCTTTCTAACTGTGTTTTTACATCATCAGTATTCATATCTTTAGTATCTAAATGGAAACTAATATCTTTAGGTACACTTGCAACTTGATTATCTACATATTGTTTAATTGCTAGTGCTGTTACAACTGTATCATTATCTACATTATTAAATGCACCGTCATCTGAAATAAACTTAAATGATTTGTCATTAGCGTCTGTAAATTTTGTTGATTTTACATTTGAAAGAATACCAACTGTACCTAATGCACTGTTTTCAATTCTTGAGCCATCATCAATTACTACCCTATCTAAATTTGTATCTTCAATTTCTGAATTATCAATAGTAACACCATCGATTGTCAAATCAGTTTTGGTTCTTCCTGCATCTTGTGAAGGAATAGCACCAGCACCAATTGTTCCTTTTGATAAGTTTACGTTGTATGCACTTGCTGTATTATTGATGTTAACTGCTTGATTAAATGTTTGTGTAGCATTCCAAGTTTTTGTGCTTGTAATAGTTTGTGGATGTGATCTATACATTCCATCAAATACATATTTTGCTACACCATCAAAGTATCCTTCATAGTTTCCTGCAACACCGTCTCGACCTGCATCAGCAAGTGTAGTTTGTAGATCGTTATTAACAATAATCTTACCGCCTGTTGCCACAACTGTTCCTACTGTTGGTCCTGTATGTGAACCATTAGTAGAACCTGTGTGTGTTCCTGAAGTGTTACCTGTTAAGTTTCCTGAAAAAGTTCCTTGTGCATCACCAATTACGTTTGAATAAATTGCATCTGCATAAATGTTTCTATATTTTACAGTCGGTGCACCTAAATTAACTTCATTGTTTGCATAAGGTTTGATATCTTTGCCTTCAATAAAAATAACAGTTTTATCAGCACCACTTCCTGTGTAATTTACACCAAAAGATAATACATCATTTGTTTCGTTGTTGATTCCTGCATTACCGCTTACACTATCAACGTTAATTTTTAATTCATTGTTCGGACCTACATTGATACCATCGTTGTTTTGAAAACTGTATACACCTGAGATAGTTTCGTTCTCTAATCTATTTGCGTATGTGTCGCCCGCTTTGCCAACTAATCTGTCTGCATCAGTGGCAGTACCGTGATGTTTTGTTGATGTGCTTACACCTGTTGCACTTGTTCCTTTAAGAGTTGTACCATTATAACATTTTGTAAAGTCAGGCATTGGTGTAACTGTTTGATCAATTGTAAATTCTGCATCTGCAACAATGCAGTATACAACATTATTAACATAACCTGCTATTACAGGATGGTCTACTGCACTTGTATCAGTTAAAATAATGCTTCGCCACTTTGTAAAACTGTAATCAATTAAATCTTCTGGTCCAATTAATACGTGCTTGTTGCCATCTGCTGTCCAACCATATAATTGATTGTTTGTTTGGTCCCACCATAGGTCACCTTCTTTTCTATTTTGAGGTACTTGGTTAGCCGGAGCAATCTGTACAATTCCTAAGTTACGCCACTGTACTCCATCAAACACAGATGGACGCATAGCATTAACTTCTTTGTCAAACCAAATTTGTCCTACTTGTGGTTTACTAGGAGGTGTAGTAACAGAAGCAAAGTTTTCAAGTAACTTTACAAAATTTTCATTTTGTATTTCACCATAACCAGCAACATTACGACCTACAAGTTGTAAATCTGTTGTATTATCTACAACACCGTCTGCTAGTGTAACTAAAGTACTTCCGTCTGTTCTGTTTAATGTATATGGCATAGTCTATCCTTACAATGCTTGGGTATAAGTCCAAGTCCCTCCTGCTACTGTTAATAAATGAAACGTTCTAGTTACACCTAATGCACTTCCTGAAAGTGTAATACCATCTGGAAAAGCCACACTAGATAAAACACTAGCACTATTTTGTAATCCGTTTTGATCAACTGCTGTTTGATTTACTAACAATGTGTTTGTTACGTTTGTTGGTGTACTAGACACTGTAATATTTGTTTGTGCACCAGCAAGGTTAATATCCTCTGCTAGTATTCTTGCTGTTGTTCCGTTCTCAAAGTTTCCAGCCGGTGCTAGTGTATTCATCAAATAAGGTAAACCACTTACACTTGAAGTTTTATCAGTTATGCCGGTTGTGTTGATTGTGAAAAATAAAGTTCTACCTTGTATTGAACTGTCAACATAATTTTTAGTTGCCGCATCTTGAGCCGCAGTTGGATCTTGTATACCTTTAATTTGTGTTGTAACAGTTACATCTGGATTTAATACAATATTTCCAGTGCCGTGTATGTTAAAGTTTAAATCTTCATTGGTTGTTCTTGTGCTTATTGTACTGCCATTAACATCAATGTCATCAACCTGCAACTCTGTAAGCACACCTACATTTTGTAAATTCGAATTTACTACACTATCGCCTAGTGTTGTTTCACTCAATCCAACTGTTGAAGATCCTGCACCAAAAAATATTGAACGCCCAGTTGCTAGTGTAATTGATTCTGAACTTTCCCATGCATCTGTGGCATTATTCCAATTAAACGTATGGTCGGTGTCACCTTTAAGTGTAATACCTCCACCGTTTGCTAAAGCATCTGTTTCGCTTGATCCGTCTGCATACGCAAGTTCGATATTTTTATCTTTTATTCTTAAATTTTGTGAGTCAACAAATAATGTTGTACCGTTTACAGTTAAATTTTGTTGTACAACTAAATTACCGCCAACTTCTACTGTGCTTGAAGTTTTATTTTTAAACAAGTTAATCTGCATTGAACTAGAATCAATTTCAATAGCATCAATAATACCGCCATTACCTTGCGAGTTTACTTGTATTTTGAAATCTTTATTTTGTAAATTATTTTTAAATGTAGTTACGTCACCTATAATTTCAATATTTAAATCTTGCTCTCCACCAACAACTAGTCCTGCATCGTTTTGAATACTTAACTGTGCCTGTGATGTTGAGGCAATATCTGCTCTAAGGAAGTTACCAGGATCAATACCTGCAATAGTATCAGCCGAGGCCGCTGTTCCGTGTAATTTTAATCCTGTTACATTTGAACTAAAGTTTAAACCAACTTTAATTGTTGCAAAACCTGTAATTGGTGTTAAAGGAGTAAATTCATATCTACTTAAAATACCTACTAACAAATCGTTTACAAATAATTTACTAATTGCTCTACCATTGTTTGCGTTATCAACAATAGTTTCTACAATCCAACCGTGTCTACCCTGTGCATCTGTATAAATTGGACCTGCTAAACCTAGATCAACACCATCATAAAAATATAATTGATTATTTAGAGAGTCAATCCAAAGATCACCTTTAACTAATCCTTGTGGTTGTGATTCTTCTACTAAAGGACCGCCAGTAGGTTTAAAAGTTGTACCTGTATATACTTTTAATCTTCCTTCAAGTTTATCATACCAAACTTGACCTTCTAACGGATTATTAGGTGCTGTTGTGTTAGCAAAACTTTCTAACATCTTAATTAAGTTTTCGTTTATAATTTCACCGTAGTTACTAAAACGTCTACCTACTATACCAATATCCGCTGATGTAATATCAACTGTTCCGTCAACAACTGTGGCTAAAAGTGTACCGTCTGTTTTATTAATATTATATGCCATATTACTTCAACGCCCTTATGATATAGTTTAGTGTAAGGTATGGGTTCATTACTGCAATATTTTGGAATACACCACTACCTGTGTTTTGTGTAAATTGTGTACCTTGTCCATTTGCACTATTTGTAATATCATACACTTCATCACCACCTGAACCACCTAATGATTCTGCATTTGTATCTGTAACTCTGCCGGCACTACCACCACCTGCGTCAACTGGACTGTTGTTAGCATCTTGTACTGTTGTGCCATTGTCCATGTTATCTTTACCAAGTGGAAATCTGCCTCTTAGATCTGGAAGTTTAAAAGTATTTGGATTTACACCAGCACCGTATGTTGTACCAATGGTATTATATAAATCTTGATAACTTGCAATAGGTACTTCTGATCCATCACATAACAAATATCCTGTAGGAGCAGTTGCACCTGCATATGGTAATAAGCCACCTACTGGTACTGTGGCCGCACCTGCAAAGAAGTTACCAAATTCAATCTTACGTAAACCTAAATTTTCTCTAGATACTACAACAAAATCTTTTGCCTGTCCACTGTTTTCTTCTGTCTGACCATCAATAGCATCTTGTGTAAGTGTTACGTTAAATGTTTTTTCTGTTCCACCTGTTTGACCATCGAAACTAAATCCTGTTGAGTCAGCAACGTGTCCACTAATTTTAAATACAGTTGAAGCAACTAGTCTATCTGCTGTTCCGTTTACATTTCCTGTAACATCACCAACCATGTTACCAACTAATCTACCTGTGAATATTTCTGAATGAACATTTTTAAATCTTAAACTAGGTGTACCAATCGTTAATTTGTCATCTACACTAGGTGCAATACCTGTGGCATCATCTGCCGGATTGTCTTCACCTACTCTAAAATGTCCTTGGGTAGTTAAATTGCCACCAACAAATAATTGTTTTGCAACACCAATACCACCGCCTGTAGTAATACTTCCTGTTGTTGTGCTAGACGCTTCTTCTGTTGAACTACAAGTAAGTCTGTCTGTAAAATGACCTGTACCTGTAACATCTAATGTTGTTGATGGACTTAACTGATTGATACCAACTCTTTTGTTAGCACCGTCTAGTCTCATCATTGTTTCAACTGTACCTGTTGCATTTGGAAATACTTTAAAGTCAATGTTTCCGTCTACACTATTATTTTTGATTGTTGCATTGTTACTTGCAATTTCTAAATTGAAAATTTGATTCGAACCAATTGTAACACCACCGTCATTTCTCACATACAACTGTCCGTTCATTGTATCTGTAATATCACTTCTTAAAAAATTATTTGCATTAACAATTTCTACTGCTGGTTGTGTAACATTTAAAGCATCAGCCTTAGTTGCTGTTGCATGAAGTTTGTTTAAAACAATGCCGTTAGCATCGAAATCTTTTCCTGAAATATTAATACCAGGATATAATTCACTGAATCCTTCAATTACTTGTTTAGGAATAAATTGATCTTTTGAAATAATTGTAACAACTCTATCATCAACATAGTTTTTAATGATTGTATGTTGTACTCCTGCTGTATCTACAACCTGCTCTGCTTGAGCACCTGCTTTAAGTCCGCCACTAAAGTTAGGACCTACTAGTTGAAATTGGTTTGCAGTATAAATGTATAGTTGATTATTTGTTGTATCTACCCATACGTCACCTTTAATTGGATTAAGAGGTTCTGTTGTGCTTACATGAACACCGCCTGCTGGTCTCCAATTGGCCGCGCCTGCTGTACTATCGTTTATTTGTAATCTGTTTGTTGTTGTATCATACCAAAGTTGTCCTTCAATTGGATTGTTTGGTGATGTAGGATTAGCAAAATTTTCTAATATGTGTACAAAGTTTTCAGCAATGGCTTGTCCATAACTAGGTTCATTTCTTCCTATTAATGATATACTAGTATCAGAATTATTAATACTGTTGTCGTCAACAGTAATAGGTGTTTTCTGTACTGCGTTTGTAAAATTTACAGTATAAGCCATTTACTATTCCCCACTCAAGTTAGTCAAACTTTGTATTCTAACAGTATAGTCTATTTGAATTAATCTGTTTAAACTTTTTTGTACTGGGTGGAAAATTACGTGTGTTAATAGTCTACCCTTATTAGCACCTTCTGTACTAAACGCTCTCAATCCAAGTTCATCAAAAACAAACTGTCCATCTAAATTTGTGCTATTATCAAAAGCCTGCTGTCCTGTTGGTTCACCATAGTCTAACAAACAACTTACTAGAATGTCAGTATAATTTGTTCCTAGTGTGTGTCTTGTTTCTATAAAGTTACGTGCTGGATCTATGTTGTTTACATTGTTATCGTCAACAGTTTTATAATAAGTTTGATTATATAATGATGCATTTACTCCAGTGTTATTTGGAGTTAGATATGTAATAATTCCTGTAGGATCGACAGTAGTTCCACCATTACCAAAGGACATTTCAACAATGTTACCTTTTCCTTCATTTCCAAGAGACTCTGCTAACGAAATGCTCATATTCTCATAGTGAATAGCATTACGTTTGTTAACCAATATTTCGTTGGTTTTTGGGTCAAATATTTTGATATGACCTTCCATATATACACCGCTGTTTTCGTTCGGTTTTTGTGTTTCTTTTGGCTCTTGGCTCACTTTGTTTTCCTCTGTTGACATATCTTATTCCTTAATATTTATTACAGGTAAACCACTAGTTCTTTCAAGTAAGAATTTAGCCTGTGTTGTTTCTGCTCTTTGTAGTGTTTCTCCGTTACTAGGTGTGCTAGTTCCTGGATTATACCACACTTTTCCTGTTCTTTGTATCACTTTTACCTCAGTTCCGTTAGCAGGTTCGTCACGTAAAGTAAGTTTGTAGAACCCTTTAACTGTGCTATCAGTTACCGGTTCAATAGTAAATTCGGGTACTTGTACAACATCACTGCTAGTACCAGCACTATTAGTTTCATTACTATCAAATGCAATATCTATACTATGTTTAGTTATCGTATTTGAATTTGTAGTCGGTTTTTGAAGTTTTCGCCCACCTACATAAACTTCAACTTGGTCGTGTGCATTTGCAGAACTTGTAAAGTTAATAGTTTCTAATACATGGACTGATTTTCCATTTGGTAAACCTTCTCTAATAACAACTTCATAGGCATTTGTTTTATCTGTATAAGGCATAGTTTGTTTTATTCCAGCATCCATAATCTTTGTACCTTGTTTGTGTACATCTGGCGATCCTGTTCCTAGTGTACCTCTAGTAATTTGACTGATGGTTGTTTTATTTGTACCAGAATTGTATGACTGCTTGTAGTATTCAATTCTTTCTCTATCAACCATTAGTACTCCTGGTACAAGGTTTTCAATTGATGGCGTGTCTAACCAATTTACTTTACCGTCAATAATAATCTCACTGTCGTTAATTTTAAGATCTGTGCTCAATAATACACTGTCTTCATTGCTGATACGTTTATAAAAACGTCTATCCATCATATCTTTGAATACCATGTAACCAATTGGTTCATAACTTATTTCTTCGCTGAAACTTGTTATGACAACGTGTGAAGTACTTGTTTGTTGGAATCTATTATCTATATAAACAGTTTTTCCGTCATCTAATATTTTGTAGTCTAAGTCAGCAACTAAAGGAGTTCCATCTAGTTCTACCCAAACATAATTGCTATCTACAACTTTTCTTGAAAGAATATAATTTCCTCCACTTGATGCTTTGAAAACTTCTTTACGCATTAAGTTAGCGTCATGATTAGTAAATGTAGTCACTGTAATTGTTTTGCCTGCTTCGTAACCTGTACTGTCTTCATTACTATTACGTCTTAAAATAATTTTGCCTGCGGCAGTGCTGTCATCGTCTGTGTCTTTTATAATTTCATAGTCATGATTTCTAAGTATTGTTACAGCAATTACATCACCTGCGGAAAGTTTATTTGCTTGGAATGTAATTAAATTTGTGCTTGTATCAAACTGGAAGTCTGTAATTGGTATTAATTTTTTACCGTTCTGATGAACTTCTAATTCTCCAAGTGCTAGACTGAAGTTTGGATAAGCAGGATCTTCACTTACAGGATAAGATAACTGCACACCATTAGCAACATAATATATTGTATCTGGTGCTCTTAATCTTTGACCATCCATTTCTACAACTACCATTGCATGGAAAGGTTCAATATTTCCAGGAGTTTCATTTAATCTGTATTCAATTGCACTACCGTCTGTTACAATAGTTGTTTTCTTAATTTCACTAAATGTTTTGTCAACACCACTTAACGCAACAATCTGTACAACATCTCCACTAGCAACAGGAGGATTTACAAGATCAATAATTGCACTACCTGTTCTAGTTTCTGATACATCGTCCCTAATTACATAATCTCTTATAACACCATTGACTGTTACGAATGCACTTTTAACATCTTCAAATCTTGCAGTAAGTAAAAATTCTGTTGTACTGCCATCACCTTTAAAAGATTTTCTTTCAAGTATTTTTGTACCTGCAACATTTAAAGTTTGAATTGTAACTAAATTACCTGCTGTAATATTGCTTGGGAATGTAATTGTTTTTGTATTATAATCAATTGTGTATTCTGAATCAGTTTTATATTGACCTTCTACTGTAACAAAATAACTTGCATCTGTTCCTGGTAACTGATCAAACTTAAACACATTTGTATTGCCATCTGCATGATATCTATTTGTAATAATAATAGGTGAACCATCTGCTGGTGAATTGTAAACTTTCATTGCTAACGTATCAAATGTTTGTCCTGGAATAACTTCTTCCGGAGCATATGATGTGTCTGGAGTAACAAAATCATCACCATCTAATGAAATATCTTCTGGCTTGTTACCTGTTGCTGTTGTGTATGCAAAATTTCCACCTTGTATAATAGTATCTAAGTTGTTTACATCTGTAGGTGCAACACTGCCATCTGAATCTTCAGGTCTAAATATTACCAACGTACCATCTGGTGCAGTAACATTTATAGTGAATTGTTTTGTATTTCCATCACCTATAATAGTAGGAGTATTTGTTGGATCTTGTCTAACACTATCAAAATATACATTTACTTTTACATCTTGCTCTGGTGCATACGGTAATGTAAATGTTGTTGTGCTACCGTCGGCTCTAAATGCATAGTCTGAATTATCACCTGAGAATGTATCCCAACCATGACTAAACCAAGGTAAGCCATCAAACCCAACACTTACACTAAACTCTAAACCTTGTACACTTACACCGCCATAGGCAACTCCGGTCATTAATTGACTTGGATCTTTGCCAGGCATTCCGTCTGTAGGACTGTAAAGATAATCAATTCTATCTAACGCATTTAATAAGTTCACATTCTTTTTGTATTTGATTGTAACTATATCACCTGCTTTAGGTAAAGTTTGTAAAGTTATAGATCCAGTTTGCTTTTGATAAGTTCTATTTTCTTTACTTGATTCAATAGTAATTGCAAAGTTTTCAAGGTATACACTTTCATTATTAATTGTAACTTCGAAATCTCTTTTATCTAAAGTTGGCACATAAGTTAGCCTATATCTAATTTGACCTTCATTAGCAGTATAACTATCGGTATAATCCAAAGTACTTTGTTGTTTGCTTTTAGTTGTTCTATCAAATTTAATTTCTGTTTTACCAGTTCTTACTTTTTTGTTTTCTAAGACAGCAACAACTCTTGCAGTTCTTGTTACATTATTTCCACCGCCCGTTACAGTCACAGTAGGTGCTGACGTATATCCTGCACCTGGATTATCAAGAACTATTGTACCTAATTTATTTCTACTTATAAATGCTGTGGCAGTTGCATTAATATTATCGCTTTGTGGCATAGTACCTTTTCCGTTTGGTAATAACGGTGTACCATGGAAATTAGGTCCTACAATATAAGGATAGACTGCTTTTTCAACATCATTAGGATCTACTGTCACAAAGTATGCGTAGGTTCCATTTGGATACTCTGGAGTTCTTATAAATCTACCATTGTTTTCGTCTAGGTCTCCTAATCCAGAAATATACTCATAGTCTTCTACATATCTACCTGTTGGCATTGTAGCATCTGGTCTTGGTGTTGTTTTTAATCTATAACTCGAACGCATTAATGTAATAGTTAGATCATTTGTTGCTTTGTATCCATAAGGTCCATAAATTGGAAATCCATCAAATGCAAAACCAAGTATTTCGCTGTGTTTAGTTTCATCTTTAGTGTACATTAATTTAGGATCAGAATGATAATGATATACTCCGTCTTCTTGTGGATGTCCGCCACCATCGTCAACTGTTAACTGTTCAACTTCAGGAGCATTAATTTGATATGTAACACCATTTAGTATTTCTACTTCTGCGGCTTTAGGATTGAATATTGATACACCATTTGTTGCAACACCAATAGCGCCTAACGGAGTTGGAACTTTTACCTCAGGTACAATAGGAAATCTTGGTATTTGATATACAAAGTTTTGTGCTTTTACATTTACTGCACTGTAAAAATGATCTGGTACAGAAGTTGTGTTTACATAGATATAGTTGTTGTTGTAATCTGTTGTAACTAATTCTCTAAAAGGAGTAGTCTGAACAATATTTGGTTTTTGTTCTCGGCCGCCACTTATAACAATAATAGGTGCTTGTTCATATCCTTCACCTTGATCACTAATTTTTATTTCAGCAACCTGGAATTTATAATTTTCAAACCATTGATTCCATGGACTTGATGTAACTATTGCATCGGTCTCATTTACTGTGACAAATTTTTCAGTTTCGTCATTATATCTGCTAGGTAAATCAAAGTCTGTTGACATCATATTAGAAGTTTCTAAATTATCATACGCAGTTACAATATCTTTAATTGTAGAAGCATATGGTTTAACTTCTTTAATATAATTTTCAACGTTACCAGGATCATCTAAATTGTAATTAATTTTAGTACTAAAACCGCCTAGGCTATTTTTAATACTAATCAAACTTGTTTTGAAAATCCAATCTGCAAAAGGTTGCTCACTTAACGCATACCTGATGGCAATGAATACAAACTTGTTCCATGCGTATTTTAAATCATCAACAAAAATGCTTTCTAATAAAGTTTCTAATATTAATCTTGTTTCTGCTGTAGGTTGTTCGTCAAATAAATTAGTATCAAAATTTTCTTCGCCGGCGTAACCAAAACTTAAAACATTGTAATTGTATAATCTATCAGAAAATTCTATTGTAGCATTTTTCTTAAACACTAAATTATAATCGTCTGACCAACTTCCATCAGCATCAACCTTACGTAAAATTATTCTATTACCATCACCACTGTTTTCAATTTGTACTAATTGTCCTGTAGAAGGTTGTATTGTTTTCAGTTGATAAGTGCTTTCTAATTTAAAGTCAATAATACTATCAGTATCAAAGTCAGCAACTTTATAGTCTTTATATGTCCAGAATCTTGTTAAATCAAATGTCTGTGTTACTGTTCTTATCCATTGTGATTCTGCACTATTCCATTGATACAATGACCAATAATTGTTTGCTGTTGCATCTACATCCACTAAAACTGTGTATGGTCTAATTAAAAGTGTAGGAGTTGTATAATCACGTCCTTCTTTTAATACTTCTACAGATGAAAGTTTTCCTTGCGAATCTATATATGATTTTAATCTACAACCTTTGCCGTTAACAGCAATAATTTCTATTTCAGGTGCAATCTCATAACCATAACCTGGGTTGTCAATTGTAATTGATTCTATTCTACCATTTACTATTACAGGTGACACAGATGCTTGGATTAAATCATTTGTTTTGATTTTTGCAAGATCATCAAAATCGTCAACTTTTTTATCAAACTTTCCGCTTGTAGAAATAGGTTGAGCGTCAGTAGTAAACAATTTGCTAATATCTTTTTCATCAACAATTCTGTGTTGTGCTAAAAGATCGTTTGTGTATTTGAGTAAAACTTTAAGTGCGTCAAGTCGGTTGATATACATACTTTGTCTTGGACGTATTTGTAAACCATATTTCTTTTGTGTAGGTAATGCTGTATCAGGTACTGAGTTACCTTCAGTATCAAATCCAACTATACTGTCAAATAGTTTTTTCTTAATAAGTGAGTGAGTAATTTTTTCATTTTGATTTTCATTTATCAATAACCATTCATTATGATCTGGTATATCTGTTTGTGTGTTTCTATACTGAATATTGATGCTAACATTATCATCTGATAGGGTATTTTTAATATTGCTAACACTAAAAGTATCACTATCTAACAACTGCAAAGATTTTATTCCGTATAACTGCGGACTTGCTATAATTGATGCTATTTCAGAAGTAGGTAATTTTCTATTCATCTTAGCAATCGATCCTGTGCTGTCCCTTTCAGGAATGATTACAGAATTTTTAACCCAGTAATAGTATCTGCTAACAAAACTATTTGTTGTTTTATCATAAATTCTTTTTAATACATACGTGTTGTCGTCATACTTTGTTTGACCGCTGAATCCTTGTGCAATTCCTTCTGTGGTATCTGCAATACTGTTCCATTCTGTTGGAGTTAAATTACTTTCTACCCATTCATATACATCAACTGTTGATCCGGGGAATAATGTGCCCCAATTATTTTTTCTGTATTCGGCATCACCTTGCTCATACCACTGATATCTTAGTGTGCTTAAATCCCACCAAACTTCACCAACATAAGTATCTGCCCATGCTGTATTAGGATCAACCGAAACTGTTGCTTGGTCACTTGTAGTGTATACAGCAGGGTCATATTCTGATTTGTAATTTATTTCTGCCTCTGCTATATAAGGTATTTTTCCTTTAATAGGATCAATTGTTTCTAAATAATCAATAACAGTTTGAGTATCTGTTCTATATGTAAATGCTTTTGCAATACTAAATGGATTTGTAAAACTATCTTGTTTTCTTATTTCGTTCCACCCTGCATCTGCAACTTTTTGATAAACAAATAATCTTCCTGTTTGCGTATCTGCTGTTGTAATATCATTGTCTGAGTTACTGTCTATTCTGCCATATGGTGCGCCTACATATAAACTTGTTGAACTGTATGCTAGTCCGTGACCGAAAGCATCTTTACCTATTAACTGATCACTTGAAAGTTTTTGACCAAAAACATAAGTTGCTGTGCTGGCAACAAACGAAGATGTGTAATCATTACCTGCAACAGATTCATCAGTAATTTTAGAATATGTATAAACACTACCTGTGCCTGTTACTTGATCAACAAACTGCAATGATTTAGCATCATATGTAGTTGTGTTAGTATCATATGATGTTTGTAATTCTGTAGATCCACTAGCACTTGCAACTGCAAAAGCCGAACCATCCGGATTCACAGCAACATTAGTACCAAACTGTTCGCCGCCTGCTCTTGAAGGATTATTAATTGTGTCAGCAACCACATACATATCTTCTGAACTGTTGTCGTCTGCAACTTTTCGTAACACTGTTACACTACCACTATTACTTGTTCCTTCATTAAGGTCAGCCAGTGGATTACCTATTATAATAGTTTCACCATTATCACTGATAGCAACACTAGACCCTGTTAAATCTTGATCTGCTGTTCCTGTTATAGTTTTTAAAAGGTTATATTCTCCACTCGCAAATTTATAAATGTATACTCTGCCTTTATCTGCAGAACTATCATCGCTTTCATTCTCGGCGTAAGGTGCAGTTACAACAATAATAGATAAATCTTTTGTAGCACTTATTGTTTGTCCAAATCTATCACCTTGTCTGTTTGTAGGATTTACAATCTCGTATGCATCCTTTTCCCAATCTAATGTGCTACCGTCAGTTGATGTACCTTTTTTATAAATGTAAATTTTTCCTGTATCAAAATCATAACCAGGAGCACCAACTATAAGTTTTGTATCACTTACTGCAACACTAGTGCCGAAATTTTCATTTGCTCTTACACGAGGACTTACAACAACATAATCTGTTTCATATAAGTTAGTCAAGGTATTGTATGTCATTACTTTGACTGCACCGTGTTTTGCAATACTGTTTACAGGTTCACCTATTTTTAAATAATTAAAATCTGTTCTTACTCCATCATTGAACTGTCTACCATTTGTGGCTTCTGGGGCCCCAATTGCTATTGTTGTATCTGTGCTTGACACAGAAATTGATGAGCCAAACTTTCCATCAGTTGCAAGTGAATCTGAAATGTTTTCACTAATACCAAATCCTTGCACACCTTGTAATGATGCTGTTGAAGTTATTAACGATCTTCTTAAGATTGAAACACTTCCCTCTGTAGTTCTGTTAGGTTGTCCAACTAAAATCATTCTACCTGCATCACCGTATGCTACTGTGTGTCCATAAGTTACTGCATCTTGAGGAATACTATCAAAAGAATTTTCCCTAAATGCATTAGTCTTTTCATAAACTTTCCAAACACCTTCGCCGTCGTATCTATCACTGTCTAACCAAATTTTTGCACCAACTTCAAGTTCACTTAAATTTTTAAGATTGTTTAAGTCGCCCGGTGTACCTACCCTTACAGAATCAAAACCTAAAATTGTTCCTGTTGCACTGTCATCATTTAGTAAAACACTTGTTAATTCAGTAGCAACTGTAAAACTTGTAAGTCCAATGGTGCTTATGACACTGTACATTCCATCGATTGTAACATCAAATTGTTTAATACTAATATTATCGCCAGCAACTAAACCGTGTGGTATGTCTGTGTGTAAAGTCAACACGTTTCCTGTGACAGAAACTGGATTATCCTGTGGATTAATCAACCTTGCCGGATTGGCTTGTAATCGGTATACGTTCCAAGTTCCTAATTTTTCTTTTCCTTGACGTGATGTAATTTGATCTTTTGCTACCCAGACTGTGTCACCTTCATTTAATGTAGCAACAACTGGATCTGTTAACAAATCTTCAATATTGAAAAGTGTTGTTGTAACATCATCTGGTCTAACGTAACCTGCAAATGGTAATTTATAAGTTGAAAATAATGTTGTTCCTGTTCTATTTGCATTTCCTGTTAAACTTGTATCTAAAGTATATGTTGGCCACACATCTTTTGTATATTGTGCTGGCTTTAATGTTAAATCTCCTGCAACTAACTGTTCAATATTATTATCTTCTACACTTTTTGCATCTACAAATTTATAACCCTGCGGATTTTCAACATTTACTGCTTCTTTCAAAGGTAATTCTATTTCTTTAATTGTAACTCCGCTTCCTAAACTACCTATTTTAATTGCCCAGTGTTCATCAATAGTAAGATTGTTAGAAACACCATCTACATTTAAACGGTTAAGTCTTTCAATAGCATTCTTTGTCCCTTTTTCTCTAATATATCCGGTGTAGAATTTGTATTGTGCTACTTCATCACGTATCATATTATCCAAATACAGACGTTTTTGGTATCCTACTAGATGCTGTGCTAGTTCTGTAGTCTGAGAATCAAAGTTTTCGCTTTCTAATGCATAAAAGTCTTCAAATGAACCTGCTTTGTAATCTAAATTAGGTAATAATTCTGCTATAGGTTTATCGCCTATAAAAACCCAATCATTGAAATCAAAAGTTGACTTACCAGGTATAAACTTTCTTGCACTGTAATACTTTCCTTTGTTACGTATAACATCGCCTAAGTTATAATCTTGTCCTGCTAACCAATCTTGAACGATTGCTTCATCAAAAATAAAGCCGGGCGACATATAATCGCCGTCCCATTCGCTAGTTTTAAACCCTATAAGTCGAATTCTTTTTTGTCTATATCCTGCCTCTTGGTCGTACATGATATCACCAAACTGTGATTTGTCATCTAAAACAAGTAAATGTTCCCATTGTACAAGATTAAGTACAGCAAAAAACACGCCACGTCTAGTATCAACTGTGTTAAGTGTAAATTTGCCTGAAGATCTTGCAATACTAATTGCGTCTTTAGGTATAGGGTTTCCGTTTGCACTTAAAATTGTGTACTCATAAAAACTATTCAATACACTATCAACAGTACCATACTTATATTCATATACTAATTCATCTGCAAAAGGACTTAAAGCAATTACACTACCTTGTGCCCAACCCTGTGATACCCAGAATAAAAACTCTCTACCTGATAAATCCCAGTTCTGTACTTGTAGTGTTTCTGTTTGATATCTATTGAACGTAAATCCTTGTGACTCTAACCATTTTCCGTATCCCTGAATTACATCATATACTTCTTGTATTCTCGTATACACTGTACCATATGAAATCTCTGTAACAGTATTTGCGAATGTTTTTGCTTTGGCGACGTCAATACCGCCACTTATAGGCAATTCATCAAGTACAGTAAACTTGCTATTATCAAAGTTTGCAGTACTAGTGTGATTTTGTTTAACTCTGTAGTAACCACCTTGGTATTCAACTATCTGGTTTTCTCCGTAGAACTTGCCTTCTGCCCATAATACAAATTCTGCTTCCGTTCCGCCAACACTGACTCCAATGTCGTTTTGTCCATGGACTGGTTGATAAATGTTAAACCACGGTCTAAACTTGTCATAACCTCTTACTAAAAATCCTGCATTTGTTTTTTCTACAATGATACCAGAAATCCTAACACTTTTTACAGGATTACTTTTTCTTAAGGTTAACTGATAGTTTTCGCTAGGTAAAAATATACTGTTATCAGCAGTATTAGGGTTTGAACTTTCTGCTAATACTCTTAATCTGTTTTTGTTTGCAAAACCTCCTAGTTTATATGCTAGGTTCATACTTGTATTTTTAAGCACATCACTAAAATTTATTTTTACATCTTTTCCTTGTGATCTAAGGTATTCACTTATAAACACATGATATCCTGTACCTAAAAATCGTACATTATTATAGTAAAGGTCTTTTATCTTTACATCTTTAAGACTAATAATTTTGCCAGTATCTTTGTAGATAGTGTTTTTATTTCCTAATACTTGGTTCTGATTAGTATCAAATAAAGAACCAAAATATTGTGCTGGCTTGGAAAGTGCCATACCTATCTGAATAGCAAACGGATACCAACTGCTTTTACGCCAACTGCTTTCTGCAGGACTATGATCACCGAATCTAAAGTTGCCTTTCACTTCTGTAATGAATACTGCTCTGATAATGTTGATAGTTGCAGGGTTTTTTAGATCTCCATATTCATTAACAGGAATATTTTTTGATAATCCTTTTCTAGAATAATTTTTATCTATTCTTAGATTATTTGGATCTGCAATATAACCTTTTTCTAAATCATGCCAGAGAATTTTATTACCACTTGTATATGGTGCGGCACCGTATTTGTCTTCCCACCATATAGGTTTAACTGTAAACCCTAACATTTCCCAAGGGTGTGTATGAGGTCTGTCAGTATCAAAATAATATTTGTATATACCGCGCCAGTAACCTGGAATACGTTCGCCCTGTTGGTTGGTCATACTTTTATAGTTGTATGAAAACGGATTTGTTTCTTCTGTAATTGTATTAGTTTCAGAATCGATATTAAACAACGATTGCCAATAACCAAAATCTGTTCTTAAAATTTTATCAAATTCTGTTCTAGTATATCCTGTGTTTCTATAAAATCCTGGTACGTATTTGTTTATGTCAAATACATTTCTATTGTATTGTACTTTTACATTATTGTATATACGTTTTTCAAATTCTAATATTAAATTATCTCTTTCATCACCAAATGCTTTTACAATAGAACCGTCATGGCCTTGTATTACTGTTGTTGGTGTCAAATAACTGTTATCAATAAACTTGCTTGGTTTATAAAGCGGATATAATCCTAACTTACTAGGTGTATGCGGTATTACGTTACCTGTTGTATCATAATCTCTAATTTCTACAATATCATTAACAGCAAGTGACCTTGAGATAGTAACAGTATTATCGTCTTTGTCAAAAACATAATCATTATTTAAAAACAAAAGTTCATTGTTAAGATATACATACACTGCTCTGTCGCTAATTTTGTTTGTGTCGAAAGGTGTATTAATTGCAAATACATTCTGTGTACCATTCTTAACGGTATATGTTAATGTAGAAACCTTTTTACCATACCCTGCCATATCACTGTAAAAATAACTATCAGTGCTTTGTTTATTTGCTCCTAAACTAAACAAGATTGTATCTAAATCATTTGCAACATTTCCAGTTGCATCTATTTCACTAGTCTTTTCAATAAACTTATCTTTGAAAAAAGCATAATCTTTTGCATTATTTCTTATTGCATTTATAAAGTTTGTATCATTTTCTAATAAAAATAACAAAGACGGTAAAATACTACCTTTGTGTTTGATGTAACGTGTGCCGTCTTTATGTATATCTTCTAAGTCTCTAGAATTGTTTTGACCAAAACTTGTTCCAGTTAAATCAGCATTGTTTAAAAAGATAGTATTGAAGTGATCACTAACACTTCCTAGAGTAAATGTTTTAAGATCATTGTTTTCACTATTATTTGTCAAGTTAATAGGTGGCTCATAATATCCGTTTTGATTAGCAGGTTGATCTGTGAAAACTTTTACAGTTACACGTTTGCCTGCTGGAATAGGATTAACAAATTCTAACGTATATGACTTTTTAATCGTATCAATTTGTTTTTCAAAATCAGTTGGTGATTTATAAATTTTTCCATCTATTTCTACAATAATATCTAAATCATAAAGGTAAGGTTGTTTAATACAATCAACAGGAATACTTACTGTATCATTAATTGTATCTTGTACCTGCAAAATGTTTTGTTTAGTCAATCTGCCTTCAACAAGTTCCCAACCGTTTTCATATGTTTTTGTATTGAAGTTATAAACTAAACCACTTGCTGTATCTATTGTTGTAGTAACATTGTTTTTTTGATATGTAAAAATACTATCATCCCAGTTGAATTCAAAAGTAATATCACCTACGTTGTTAACATTCTGATAACTGATAGGAAAACCTAACACAGGATCATTGCCGCCTGTGCCACGTTTATAAGAGGCTAAAGTGTTACCAACAAAATTTGTTCCTTCATAGATTGAATTATTACTAAAACTTACGCCATCGTTATCAAATAAATCAAATAACGGACTTTGGTTAAGAGTAGTTTTTTGTTGTCCTTTTATCCAAGCAGTTCCATCAAAGTACCATGATGTACCTTTTTCTGCTTTACCATCTACAATCACAACACTGTTATTTGTAACTGGAGTTTCTTTTTCAATTAGATGCACCCTAGTATTATTGTTATGTTTTACATAATCTACTTCGTAAATTTTACCTTTTACTGTTATATCAGGATCAGCGTTAAAAATTACACGCATACCTTTACGTAGTAAAACTTCGTCAACATAATAACCAAACGAGCCTTCAACAAGACTCATAGCATCATTTGTTGTTGTGTCGATAAGGTCGACATTACCTATTCCACTTTCACCAAAGTTAATTAATTTTAAATCTTGTTTAAATTCTAGAATTGGTCTAACTGCTCTATTGTTTTCATCTAGCACTATAGAAGTATTATTATATTCTGCACTTTTTTCAATTACAGATTTGTGTACCCATCTATTATATCTTGACCAAGGATTTTTATCTTTACTTGCTCTATTAATTGTTACATATTCAGGAGTCAAAGGACTATTAAGGGTATCCGCGAAAGGTGTGTCATCAAATTCTTCTACATCAAATTCATACTCTTCATTTCTACTGTAAAGTTCAGGGGTATCTAACTCTGCTTCATCTATAAGCACAATCCCTTTACCTACACCTTCAACATAAAAACCTTTGTTTCTATACTTGCTAGGAGTAACATCTCCTACAAATTCAATTTTCATACCATTGGATAATTCAACACCGTTTTTACTAGTAAAGTTCCTTTTACCAACTATTTCATTTTCAACATTGATAGAAAGTTCTGCTGACGGATCTTTTATTTCGAAGAATCCTTGCATACTTTGATGAAACTGACAAGCATAAAATAATCTATCTGGTGCATTCAAAGGTACAGTAAATGTTATTGTACCTGAATCTATACCGTTGTTTTCAACACCATCGCTGTATCTATCACCAATACCGATTGTCAATGCTGTTTTAATATTAAAAGGATGACCTGATGCATTTATTTTAAATTTATATGTACCACCTCTATATAATTTTACTGTTGGATTATTAGAAAATCCGTCGGGCGTAAACACAAAGGCACCTTGTGCATTATTTGTTACTGTAAATTCACTTACTGCTGTACCTGGATTGCCACTTACCTGTACAGGACTAGGTCCTGCTGTTAACCAATAATACTGTCTATAGTTTACAAACTTATCAAAATCAAATAATGGATTCCAAGCATAATATTCTGATTCAAATAATCTACTGTGATTAGTTGTGTTTCCACCAAAGAAATTAATTTGATTAATTAAATCATCATAAGTGCCTGACCATTTATTTGCATTGTTTACAGGATTTTTTGTTACTGCTGAAGGAAGAAAATTATATCTACGTCTGTTGTCTGTAGGTTCTTCAATGTAAACGTCTGTAGGTTTAGCATTGTTTGTATTCCTTTCACCTACAAAACCATTAAGTCGTGTAAGGTTTCCTTTAGAAATAAGACTATCAATTGTGCTACCTAAAAACTTTTTGTTTGCTTCTGTACGAAAGTACATGGGCAAAAGGTCAGCACTATTACGTAACTTGTCCTTGTTTTCTATATTTGCAGGTATACCTTCTCTATCGCTGTATGCCATTACCTTTTATCCTAATAACTGTATCCACCGGAGCCTCCGGAACTACTTGAACTTCCTGTACTTGCTGTACTTCCTGTGTTCGTAGTTGTTGTGGTTGTCGTTGTTCCAGTGCTTGTAGTTGTTCCAGATGAACTCGAAACTGATATTGATCCTGTGCTATCAATACTAGTAACAACGTTACCTTCTGCTTTTAGGTTATTAGCGGTAAGTTGGTCAATTACTTCAATATTATCAACAGTGGCAGTGCTTATGAATATTTCATCTGACTTACATTTAATTTGGAATAAAGAACCAAACGCCTGTGATCCACTGTTAGGAACAATAACAAAGTTTGCAACATCTGGCGCTGTCTGTTGTTGAACATAACTTGCAAGTTCTGTAAAGTAAAATGTTTCCCCGAAGTCCCAATTATCTAATGCAAAGAAATCATTGACAGCAATTAATACCGCACTTTTAATTTCATTATCGCTTATTGAACTATTTGCAGATTTTACAATTTTAAAAGTTGCTTGTAAAGATGTGTTTGCATTACTTCCAAATAATGCTCTGTAATTTACACTATGATAAATTATTTCATCACTTATACTTTTTACGCCTTGTAATACAGTATCTAATTCATTTTTCAAATCTTCTGTGGACGGTTTAACAGGCTCGTTGCCGAAACCATTTACAAATATTCTGTAATCTTCATCATACGCTCTAGTTAAAACATACATATCAATGATGTTTGATTTGCCAGGGTCAAGTCTTCTATCATTTTCTGCATTATGCATATACTGAAAACGCATATTATCTCTACCTGCTCTAGCATAAATTGTTGGTTCAAGTTCTAATGTACCTGTTGTGCTATTATATCTTTTTACTACATCTTCTCTTGAATCATAAAAATAAAATAACTGTCCATTAGTATATCCACTTAATGAACTGACATTTGATTCTTTATCAAACACAATAAAACTAGTGCTTGGTAAAAGAGTAGTTGACGTTGTACCGTTTAAAGTAGTTTGTTGAAAATAAACCCATTTGTCTTTGTATCCTGAATTGTTAGTACTTGCTGGATTTACAATTTTAATAAAACTATCTGGGTCATCAATCATTCCATCATCATCAGAATCATAAAAATTAATTCTAACTTTATTAGTTTCTTGATATCCGTCTGAATTCGTAATACCACCAATTATTTCCCATTGATAATCTTTTTGTAAAATAGCACTAGCAACAGGATCTTCATTTACTTTCAATACTTTAATTTGATCTTTAATAACTTGTCCTGTTTCAGTATCATATTTTTTAGTACCAATATCAACAAAAAATTGTAATAAATTTTGACTTTCAAATCTGTAATCTAATCCTCTGTTTGTCACACTGTAAGTTGTACCGTCTGTTTCAAATAAAACAAACCAACTCTTATCTTGTTTTGATCCAGTAGTATCGCCTTGTGCCTCTAAACTAAAATCATCTTTGGTGTTTAGATTAGCATTTACAATAATTTTCCAATCTAAACTATTTTGGTCATAACGCAAACCAAAAGTTTTATAATTAAAAATTAAATCTACTAATTGTGTTTCTAATGCTGTGCTTAAATTGGTAACAATGTTAGGAATAATTTCCTGTGGTACCGCTCTATCTGGTATAACGTCACTGAATATGATTGGTCCGGAACCGTCATCTAAATTACCATTACCTTCATTACTTCCGTCACCTACAACACTTACAACTTTTGTCCATAGATAATCTACTGTATACTTTGTTTTTGTAGATGAAAGTGTACCATCATTAGGTACAAAATAAGAACCTTCTGGTGGAACAAATTTTACAAGCGAGTTTGGTACTATAAATTTAAAGTTATTAGATGTAAATGTTCCTACTGTAATAGGAGCAGTGTTAAGAGTGTTTTTAAAATATCCAGTTCCACTAGTTGCTGTATTTGTAGCCGCTGACCATTCAATACTTAAATCATTAGTGCTTATTCTAGGAAATCTATCGTAGTAAAATGCTTTGGTTGGTAAACTATCTACAATAGGTTCAACTGTGTTTCTTATTACGCCAAGAATATCGTTTCTTGTTTGAAAGGTAAAACTAAAATCGTTTTCATATGGATTTTTATAAATTATGCCATCATCGGCAACTAAATTAGTTGTTGAATATTTTCCTGTTGGATCTTGTATTTCATACTGTCTGCTAATTCCACTGCTTACTCTGTTTACCGCTTTTACTTTAACTACACTGTTTGAAGTTGTTAAAGGATAAGAATTATAATCTTCCCCAGTAATCATTCTGTTTTGTGTATAAAAATTTTGTGGAGCATTAGATCTAATATCGTCTGTAGTTTCAGTTACACTTGCATTTGTTACAGTTGTTTCCAATCCTAATTGTAAAGTCAAAGTATGACCTTGACCTTTTTTATTAATGTATGGAATTTCTAAAACAATATTCTGCATATTGTTTGGTCTAATTGTATAAGTTAAGCCATTTGATGTTCTGTAGTAAACTCTAAAGTTACCTTTAGGTAAATCACCAAAACTTCCATCTGCAAAATTTAAACTAATTTGATCATCAGTTCTAGTAACTACATTATAAAGTGTTCTTGTATTTTTGTTTACACTGTTGTAAATTACGTTACTTCCATATATAGAATCTAGTTTTGTCCATTCAGTAGAAGGATTATTATTTCTGTCTAATCCCCATAACCATACATCTGTATTGTTAATGCTTGGAATATCTATGTTAACAATCTCATTAGGACTTGGGTCATTTATTGTAAAAGGTGAACTTTGTAATTGTCCTTGTCTAAAATGCATAAAGTATCCTGTAGCAGGACTACTATTACCTTTTTTATCATTTTTATATAAAACACCTAAAAGGTTTCCTGGCAACGGAGTTTCTTCTAAAACTACTCCATCTTTCAGTCCAGCACTGACTACTTCAAAGTTCATAGATCTACCTGATACGCTTTTAGAAAAACCATAGATAGGCACATCTGTATTTTGTGTATTAATTTTATACTGTTCTGTTGTCACACCATCAATAACAGAACTTTGTGATGGTTTACCAATTACTTGTACACCTTGTAATGTTGCATTAAAAATAACATTAAACTGTTCTAACCAATTGCTGTTAGTATCATCGTTCCAACTGATAAAAACATTTTCTAAACTAGTACCTAAACTGTCCTGCACATTCTCTGTAGTCTGTAAACCTATAATTTTTAAGAAACCATTTGCTGTTCCATTTCTTGTAGGATTGTAACCTACTAGTCTTGCAAGTCGTAAAACACTTTCACGCTTTTCTGCAAGTTCAATAAAGTTCTCTCTTGAATTTAAATCGAATCTATATGATAAACTTTGTCCTAAAAATGCAATCATATCAATCAGTGCTAGATATTCTGATGATTCTGTATAGTCGTTGAAATCTTCTGGATAATTTGCTCTTAGATAGTTGATCATCGTCCTACGTAAAGTAGGAAAATCATACGAACTAAAGTCTGCATCGCTGAAAGCACGATAGACTTTGTCCCAATCTTGATTCGCTAGTAAAGAATTTTGTCTGTTATAAGTTGCCATATTAATATTTATTATTCCTATTAAGTGCGTAGTTTATTTTTTATAACAATGCGTTTGCTTTATCAAAAGTTAACTGTAATGCTTCACTTACATCATAGTCAACATATCTTAATACGCATTGAATTTGTAAACCAAACTCTTTTTCTTGTAGTGCTAACCCATCAACTTCGACCCTAGGATCGCTGTTGACAATAGACTGCACATCGTCTAATACCCTTTGTTTTAATGTATCCGTAAAAGGTTCAAAAATAGCGTCCCAAATAATTGTACCATATTCGGGTTGATATAACTTTTCGCCTTTTCTTATATTAAAATGATTAACAAGATCTTGTTTTATCAATTCAATATCATACAGTTGAAATGTTCTGCTTTGCCTGTTGACCGTGCTTAATCCTCTATAATAATTTGAATTATAGCCTTGGTTACCCTGTGTGTTTGGGTTAGGTTTAATTACTATGTCAGTGTACTGTGGCATACTGTTATTTACACCTCTCTATCCGTTAGATTTTTTGTACTTCCGTCTGGAAATGTGTTTTCATGTAAATCCCAAGGTTCATGCGTAGGAACACGTTTTAATATTGTTTCAAATTGGCTAGATCTGTAATAGTTGAATGCTTCCCACTTGGCTGTAATTTCTTTTTCCCACTGTTTGTTTACTCCCATATGATCAACAAATCTACTTGCTGACGGTGTTGCATTAACATTATTAGTTGCCGCTGTTGCTCCTGGTCCTGGTTTGTTAAGATGTACTGCTTCAGTACCGTCTACATAAACAACCTTATCTGTTTGTACATTTACATCAGCGCCTGTTGTTTTTAAATTGATTTGATCATTAGCAGTGCTTAAATTAATTTGTGTGTTAGCAGTTCCTGGTACATGACTTGCACCTGACATTTCTTCCCAATACTCTGTATCAGATGGATCAACTGGTTCTAATGTATCAGGTACCTGTGTTCTCTTTATGGCTTTGTAAAATTTTTGTACACCATTTGCATCTGTAAATGTGACAGTAGCATCAACTGTATATACCGTGCCACTTACATAAGTGTCAGCAAACCCTACACTGCCATTTGCTTTTATGTTTATACTAGATCCTGCTGTTATTCTTGTTCCTAAAGCACTTCCTATATCAATGTTTCCGCTTGTAATTTTTGTATCTAATCTATTTGCAAGGCTAAAATTATTTGTGTTAATATCATAATTGTTTGTATCTAATCTACTGTTTCTTGTTTTAATATCGCTGTTGCCTTTTACGTGTATTTTATGAGCACCGTTCACTAGTGTTGTGCTTTTATCACTCTCAAATCTTTGTAAATTTCCTGCTTTAAAATTAATATTTCTTCGTGCTTCAACATTAAAATCTCTGTCTGCATATAAATTAAAATCTGCTTTGGTACGCATACTAATACTGTCGTTACACCACACATCCATTTTACCGTCAGAGGTTAGTTCAATCCATGCTGTACCTTTGCTATTTGTAATGTAGATTAAATCATTTGTATCGTGTAATAAAATTTGATGACCACCTTTGGTTCTTAAACGCACAAGATTGTTATTACCTTCGCCATCTCCATCGTCCATTGTAAAAGCATGACCGCCTGGTCGTGTTACTTTCATTTTTACTTTTTCTGCACCTACAATTTTTGGATCACCTGTGTAACGTCCTGGTGTATTGATACCAAACACTTGGTTAACATCTTCTCTACGTATTGTGCTTGTTGTTAATCCTCTAATTGGATCATTTAGTAGTCCTTGTGCTTTTAAAATATCAGCCATTGGGTGTATAGGATATTTTATTTTGCTTGGAGGTGTTTGACCAATGAATGCATTTTTGTTATAGTTGGCGACTGGCAAACCAAATTCTCCAGGTGAAAGTTCGTTGTATCTTTCATCTGTGGCCGCAATATCTGTTCTTGCCGCAGGTTCAGGAATCATATGATTCATTTCAATTTCAGGTAAAGCACCTAACCAAACTGCTTGTTCTATATTATTATTAATAAAAATTATTAAACCCTCTGTACCCACATCCGGTGCTGGAAAAATCATTCCTGCACTTTGTTGTGTATCTTCAAATTTTTGAGGATCTTTACCTGCATTTTTAATATCTTTTACTGTGTAGTAAGGCGAAAGCATTCTACAAGAAATACGTGTGGATGTAATTGATCTGTTATCGTCTTGGTTGCCTTTTAGTACAACCTGAATACTACCATGCTTGGTATAGTCGCTGTTTGTTTCAACTACTGCGAGAAAAGGGCCAGTGCCAAACTCCTGTGCAAGTTTTTCCGCTTTTTGTGGATTTTGCTGTGCACCACTTTTTTGTTTTTTACTATAAATTGCCATTACGTGCTATCATTGACCTTTCCTACAAAATTACTAGCATTTGTAATATTGCTAGTGCCGGCAGTGTTTTTTACAACTTGTTCTACTCCCGCAACATTTTGTACGGTAACTCCATTTACACTTTCAATAGACTTCATTGCTTGTTCAGGAACAAAGTTCTTAATATCAAATGTGCCAGCAGAAAGTTGTCCGCCAATAACTTGTGCTTCAGCCACTGTTGTGAATACACTTCCTCCTAGTGCCGCAGGATTTAATCCTAGATTTGCGGAAGGAATTTCTACCATTGCTTGACTACTTATTCCACCTAATGCACCAGGTCCGTGGAAGTTGAGATTTTCTAAATCTTCTTTGCTTAATTTTCTTACAGGCTTTTTCTTCATCTTATCAAGATTTTCTTGACTTGACGGTGCTGTAGATTTATCTGCTTCTTTAACTGTTTCAAATATCTGTGGTTCACGTTTTTCAACATAATCGTTTGCTTGATTAGGTCTTCTGTATGTAAGAAGTTTTTGCATAAACATACCTTCATTAAAAGTACTTGTACATGAAATAACTTTGTAAGCACCGCTATAGATACTTTCATCTAACATCATTGTATTTTTGCCACCTTTGATTTCATCTGAAGTAGGCATATCTTCTGCTGTACCGAATCTAAAAACAATATCACCTTCTCTGCTGAAACAATTAATTTCTCCTGCTTCTGTTTCTACATTAGTTGCATCTAGTGATGCTCTAGAAGTAATACCACTTCCAAGCAAGTATACCGGATCACCTACTATTTCTATTTCTGCGTTTATTAAACTTTTTTCGTATGATCCAGAATATAGTGCATCATGCAAGAACTTTGCTGTATCGTCCCTGTTGTTTGCCGTAGGCGCATTCTGTGTAGTCGAAGATGTTTGATTAACTGCAACTGTTCTTTTTTGTCCAACTCTATTTCCTCCCAGTGCTTGTATCACATCTCCTAGAGGAGGTCTAACATTTTCTTTTTCTTTTGTTGCTGTACCTGTAGAACCTTCTGCACCTTGTTGTGGTTTGTATAGTGCCGCGGCCGCAAACAAATTGTTAAAATCTATATCAAACCCAAGAACATCAATATTTTTCCCTGTGTAAATGTAGTTGTATTCTCTAACTGCTTTTTCTTTTAATATTTTATAATCGTACACACTTACTGGTAAAGGCAAACTACTATAATGCACTAGGAACGGTTGTATAATAAAATGATAGTCATAAACTTCTGTGTTTGTAAATGTATCAAATCCTTTTAGGTGTGCAATTTTTTCAATTCTATACCAAGGTATATAACCTGTTTTATTATACTCTTGTGCTAGTTCGCCGCCATCTAATTCTGTGGCATATACACTATCGAAAATTACTTTATGTATATTTTCTTCAAGGCTGGTTTCTTTTTTGAAACTCCAGTTTCTTGCTGATTTGCTTGTACCATATCTTACATATTTTTCATCAAATACAGAATCTCTTGCTTCTACTAAACTTTGAAGTTCAGTACCCGCTCTGTTCACTGCACGTTTGGCTTCGTTTTGTTTTTTAATAGCCTGTTGATAATTCAGCATTAATTTATTCAATGCTTCTTGTACATCACTGCTTACTTCAGGTGGAGTAGTGTCTTTTGTATTATTAGTACCGTCAGGATTTAAATCTCTAAATTCGTTATAAGATATTGTTGATTTATTTTCGTACAGTGCTTCTCCGGTGTCATCGTCAACAGTAGTAAATCTTTTTCTAAAATCGGCAATTTCCGCATCATTCAATTTGTAATATTTTTTTGCTTCTTCTTCAAACTTTTGTCTTGCCTTTGTTGCCTCAAGTAATGCTTTTGAAGAGTTTGTTTTTAGTTTATTGATTTCTTTTACTTTGGTTTTAATTTTTTCATCACTGTCAGCAACTTTTTTATCTAAGTCTGGCACAGAATAAAAACCTGTGTATGACGATTCTGTAACCTGCATGGCGGCATCACCTATAGCATTACTGATATCTAATTTTACGTCTGAACTATATTTTTTAATGTTTAAACTTGTATCATCTTCAGTAGTTTCTGGAGATAGAAAATCTTTTGCTCCGGATTCCCATTTAGGAAAAGCATCGCCTTGCAGTATTGTTCCTAATTCGTCCTTGGTATTTGTTCCATATTTTTTTGGAAACCAAATTGCATAATTGTGATGTTGATAAGGACCTACTTTTAGATTACTATTTTTCGCTTGAGCACTTTCTATTCTTTTACGACTCGCCGCTTCATTCTCTTCAATTTTTTTCAATGAGTCGTTGTTTTGACCTTTTTCTTGTTCTTCTGCTTCTTTTCTAACAACATCATTTACTTTGTTAAACAAATAAGTTAACACACTACTCACACTAGGAGTTGCCTGTTGTGGTCCTTTAATATTTTGCGGTAGTCTATTTGCAATAGTCGTGTTTGCTTTGCTGTTAAATCCTGCAAACTGTACATTATACCTTGCACCTGCGGCTGACACATTCATATTACTGCCTGTAAATATTATAGGAAAATGCCTAGTAGACCTATCTGCTACTTCCGTTTTTAACTCCCCGTCTTCTAAACGATGACCAACAAAAGTCAAACTTAATAAAAATGGTGCCCCCATATAATGTTCATGTCCTGCAAACCGTGATGCATTGTAAAGTTCCTCGTAAAATCCTGCTACACTGTATGGCTCAGTTACCTCAAAACTTCCTGTGGTTAAATTACTTACACCACTAGCACCGAGATCCATTACTGTTTCCATTACAACATTATCTATGAACAAATCTTTGTGTTTGGCATTAGTTGCTCCTGGACTTGCAGAAAGTCCTTTAAAACCAGACCCTCCTGTTTTACCATTTACACTGTTGTCTGGTGTGATGCCATATTCGGGGTCTGAAAAATTGTCTGTCATAGCAACATTAACTTTTGTTCTTGGATAACCTCCTGATCTTAATACAATATAATTTGTGCTGGCTTCTCTACCACTTCCAAAAACAGCCTGTATAAAATTTCCATAGTTTTCGGGAGTCTTCAGTTGGTCAGCAGTTAAACTGCTTAAAGTAAAAATGTAATTGTAAGAATTGTATTTGTGTAATGGATTATATTTTTTACCGTTGTAGAATTTTGCTTCTGCTTCTGCAGAACCAAGTGCAGATCCTTTTACACCTAATTGGTAATCAGTGTATTTTGAGTCTAAACTTCTTTCAGTTGCTTCTAGAAGTTCATCATCATCACTGTCCCCGATCATGCTGTCGACAAGATCTGTATTTTCGCTGGTGTAAAGTTTTCTTGCTCTACTCACAGCATCTTTATTAACCTTAATGGCCATTGCTAAACTCCAAGCACTGCTTTAATAGTTTCTAATCTAGGAACTTTAATTACAACTCCAGCAACAAAATCAAATACAGGATCTTCTAACACACTTGGATTTCTTGATTTGAATACCCACCATAAATTTGGATCATCGTACAAATCACTTGCTAAAAGATCGGGTCTATAATTGTACTGAGGTTTAATTTTATAAATTACATCTGTTGTAATTTCCGGAATTTTTCTGTAATTTAAAATACCTAAACCGTTTTGAGTAATTTCTGTTGAAGAATATAAACTTGTTTTTGCGTACATTAAATCATTCCTTTAAATCTTAAATTACCACTTGCAAAATCTTCCATTGTAAATTGTGCTTGATCTCTTCTCGAGAACGCTGGTAAACATTCAACTGTTAGTTCTGCTCTAGTTGGCACAGTAGTTTTTGCTCCGCCTGTGGTTGGAACATCAATATAATCAACATCTTCGTTCAATGTATAAAAGAAGTTTCCTACAACAACTGGAATATCATTAAACATATATTCACCATATCCTGAAAGTTGACAAACAGGAGGTGGTGCACCTAAATTTGCTCCGCCACCAAAGTGCATTTTTGTTACTGTTCTCAAAGCATGAATACTTCCTAGTACGTGTTTTGCTTCAGCAACATTGTTCGCTGTAAAAGTACCAACAATAGACAGTGCGTCAATTTGTGAGTTCTGGTATGCTTGAAACTGATAATTACTATGTGTAGGATGAATAGGAGAATAGTTGGCTCTGTGTGTAACAACAATCTGTGGAGTATATGGAAATACTACTCCGCCTGACTCTTTTAACACTGCTGACGGTCCTTGTAAGTATGACTCTCCTATTTTAATTTTTACTCTATGATCAATAGTAGCCAAATGAGTACCAGGAATTTCTCTATAAGCAGGGCCACCGCCTTTGCTTAAATCTATGCCTAAACGTTTTAACGCACCACCAACAAATGGAATTTTTCCAAGTGCAGACGCGGCTCCTTCGTTTTGTCCTATACCTGTTGCTTCTCCGGCATTTTTGATTAATTTAGTACCGAAAGATCCTAAAGATTGTAGCATATTATTTTGGCTCCTTTTGTTACAAATATTTATTGCTTTTTTAATGTGCGTAGTTTATAATACTTATATTACTTGGAGAATTCTATGAAAAGAACGAAATATCTAACAAACAAAGACCTTTTGAGTGAGATACATCGCAGTAAAGCAACGTTTTGTTCCTATACTGACAGCGATTATGGGCAACATGACATTATATTACCCACACTTGAAAAGGTTAACAGACTATCGATTGCTCAAGCAAAAAGAAATAGGGCAGATAGAATAGGCAAAAAAGCATACGAACAAGCACGTGAAAGCGGAAACAAAAAAGTAAAATTAGCAGAACTTACACCAGATTGGAAAAAGATCGAAAAAACAGATTTAATTTTTAGAATTATGACTTTTGATCATGTTCCATTAGAACCTGGTAGAAAACGTAAAACTAAAACTGTTGCGGATGAACACACAAAAGTAAACTTTCCTCCATTCCAACACTGGAAGTATGATGAAAATGATAATTTGATTTGTGTGGGCAAAAGTCATTGGATTGGTGGTATGTCAAATGGTTACTTCAGCAAAGAACACGGACGTATTACAGAGAACTTAGGCAGAATGTTTTTGAAACTTGCAGACAGATATGGTACTAGATCTAACTGGAGAGGCTATACATATAATGATGAGATGAGAGCACAGGCAGTGTTACAATTATCACAAATTGGTTTACAGTTTGACGAAAGCAAATCGCAAAATCCTTTTGCATACTATACTGCGGCAGTAACAAATAGTTTTACAAGAGTTCTAAACATTGAAAAGAAAAATCAAAACATAAGAGATGATATTTTACAAGACAATGGATTGAATCCTAGTTTCACTAGACAGACTAGCGAAATTTTTAAAGAAGATAAAGAAAAATTGGCAGAATTTTATAAGACAATGAGACGCCCAAAGGCTGATTACTAGTTGACTTTTTAATTAATTTTGTTTACAATATAGTTGTAGGATAGGAAATGACAGAAAATTTATTTAAAAAAGCGGCCGTATTCACGGATATACACTTTGGCTTGAAATCTAATTCAAAGATTCACAACGATGATTGTGAAGCATTTGTTGATTGGTTTATTGAACAAGCAAAAGCAAATGGTTGTGAAACAGGTATATTCACAGGTGATTGGCATCACAATAGAAGTGCTTTAAATTTAACCACAATGGATGCAAGTTTAAGAAGTTTAGAAAAACTAGGCAAAGCATTTGATAACTTTTATTTCTTTCCAGGTAATCATGATTTATACTACAAAGACAAAAGAGAAATACATTCTGTAATATTTGGTAAACACGTTCCAGGTGTAACAGTGGTAAATGAACCTATTGTAAAAGACAATGTAGCATTGATTCCTTGGTTAGTTGGTGACGAATGGAAAAAGGTGTGTAAACTACAATGTAGATATATGTTTGGACACTTTGAACTGCCACATTTCAAAATGAATGCAATGGTAGAAATGCCAGATACAGGAGAAGTAAAAGCAGATGATTTTACTAATCAAGAAATGGTTTTTACAGGACATTTTCACAAAAGACAAAACAACAATAATATTTGGTATATTGGAAATGCGTTTCCACACAATTACGCAGATGCATGGGATGATGAACGTGGTATGATGGTTCTTGAATGGGGAGGACAACCACAGTTTATTGATTGGGCAGATTGTCCAAAGTATAGAACTATGAAACTTTCAACACTTTTAAACGATACAGAAAAATTGCTTTCTCCAAGTAATTTGTATCTAAGAGTTACACTTGATATTGATATATCCTATGAAGAAGCAAACTTTATAAAAGAAAACTTTATAAAAGAATACAACATAAGAGAAATTAGTTTATTACCAAACACAGAAGAAAATGACGAAGCATTAACTTTAGAAAGAGGAGAAATAGAATTTGAAAGTGTAGATCAAATTGTTACTGATCAACTTACAAAAATACAAAGTGAACAGTACAGACCAAATATACTTTTAGATATCTATAGGAATTTGTAATATATGTTTAAGATTAAGACTCTAACAGTTAAAAATTTTATGAGTGTAGGAAACAGCACTCAAGCAGTTGATTTCGATAAGAACCTACTTACTCTTGTTTTAGGTGAAAACTTGGATTTAGGAGGTGACGATGCTGGTTCAAGAAACGGAACAGGTAAGACAACTATTATTAATGCATTAAGTTATGGATTGTATGGTGAAGCACTTACTAAGATTCGTAAAGAAAACTTAATTAACAAGACTAACGGCAAAGATATGTTAGTAACAGTTGAGTTTGAAAAAGAGGGTAGGTCTTATAGAATAGAAAGAGGCAGAAAGAAAAATGTATTAAAGTTTTATATAAATGATATAGATAAAACTGCCGATGATGTTGATGAATCGCAAGGCGATTCACGTAAAACACAAGAAGAAATTGAACGACTTTTGAACATGAGTCACACCATGTTCAAACACTTGGTGGCCCTAAATACCTACACAGAACCTTTCCTATCGCTGAGTAATAATGCACAACGTGAAATTATTGAGCAACTTTTAGGGATCACCATTTTATCTGAGAAGTCGGAGCGTCTCAAGGAACAGCAAAAACAAGTGCGTGATAGCATCACTGAAGAAGATGCTAGAATCAAAGGTATTGAGTCTGCCAATAAGGCAGTTCAAGAATCTATTGATGCACTTGAAATAAAAAGCAAGGCTTGGGACGCTTCGCAATCAGAAGAAATAGCAAGATTAACAAAAGCAATATCACAACTAGTACAGGTTGATATTGACAAAGAAATACAAATGCACAAGGATTTAGAAACTTGGGAGAGTTCTAACAGTGAATTACAGAATCTTAAAAAAGAAAAAGCAAGTTTAGAATCTAGTCTACAAAGAGCAGAACGTGAACTAAAAAAATATGAACGTGATCTTAAAAATGTAGAAAGCAAAAAGTGTTATGCTTGTGGACAAGAATTACATGATGACACGCATGAACAATTACTGGCAGAAAAGCAAAATGATTTTATAGAAAGTCAACAGTACAGAGACGGTATTGAAATACAACTGAAAGAATGTGCAGAAAAAATTGACGAAATTGGCGATATAAATGGCAAGCCTAATACATTCTATGAAACTGCTGAAGAAGCCTTTAATCACAGAAATAATTTACAAACACTAGAAGAACGTAAAAAAGAAAAAGACGAAGAGTCCAATCCATATACAGAACAGATGGATGATCTTAAAAATACTGCACTCAAAGAAGTAGATTGGAATACTATGAATGAATTGCAGAACGTAAAAGCACACATGGACTTTTTATATAAACTGCTTACGAGCAAGGATAGTTTTATTAGAAAACGTATTATTGATCAAAATCTTGCTGTGTTAAACAGACGTTTAGCATACTACTTGGAAAAAACAGGATTGCCGCATCAGGTTAGATTCTTAAATGATTTGACTGTGGAAATTACTGAACTAGGTAGAGATTTAGATTTTGATAATTTAAGCAGAGGTGAACGTAACAGATTAATACTTTCAATGAGTTGGAGTTTCCGTGATGTATGGGAAAGTTTATATCAAAGTATTAATTTGCTGTTTATAGATGAACTTATTGACAGTGGTATGGATACTGCTGGTGTAGAAAGTGCAATAGGTATTCTTAAGAAAATGAGCAGAGAACGTTCTAAAAACATATATTTGATTTCACACAAGGATGAATTAAGTTCTCGTGTGAATAACATTTTAAAAGTTATTAAAGAAAACGGATTTACAAGTTATGCAAATGATACAGAGGTGTCAAGTGCCTAAGAATCCAACCACTCATGAACTTTTAATCCAAGCAATAATGGATTATTATAATGCTAATGAACGTTGGGAATCCAAAAACTTTGATGAAACAGGCAGAAAAGTCCGTGTAATATTAAGTGATATACGCAGACTTTGTAGTACAAGGCGAGTAGAGGTCCAAGATTTACGCAAAAAACTAAAAGAAGAAAAGAAGCAAAACCACAATTCAGATCCCCAAGCATAGGTGTAGTGTAAGTATCGTTATGCACTGGACTTATCAAGGAAAAACAATAGAAAATTTACCTGAAGATACAGAAGGTTTTGTTTATTTGATTACAAACACTACTAATAATAAAAAGTACGTAGGCAAAAAACTAGCAAAATTTAAGAAAACAAGGCCACCACTCAAAGGCAGAAAAAACAAAAGACGTTCTAAAGTAGAATCAGATTGGAGAGATTATTGGGGTTCCAATGATCATTTACAAAAAGACGTTGAAGAATTAGGTCCTGATAAGTTCACAAGAGAGATATTACATTTTTGTCCAAGCAGAGGCGTATTAAGTTACCTAGAGGCTAAAGAACAATTCGACCGCCGTGTGTTAGAAAAAGACGAGTATTACAACGGTATTATTAATGTTAGAGTAGGCGGTTCAAATATCCTAAGGCAAACACTAAAAGAAATTATAGGCGATCCAAACAGCACACAAGGTTAGCGGGCCAGTTAGTAATTCCGCTGTGTAAAAGGTGGCATGATAACCACACACGTACATATCAATCGACCCCCTATGGGAGATAAGCCAACAAACAAATTGGGCCTAGTGGTTGATATAGATTGAATGCTGTCAGTCAAAAAACACCATCGTGCATAAAAACTCCTTGCAAAGGAACGAAGCAGGAGGTAGCGAAGCGATCCGCGAAGCGGTAAAGCGGTTAAGCAGATTTTTTCGTGATGTCGACGTAGGTTGGGAAAGGTCAGAGCCCAATGCATAGGTGTATAATAATTACCTACTTCCAGTCTTGGCTGTGACGAACTCACATGATGTTCAAGATTAGATGGAACCACAGAGTAGGTTCCGTCTGACTGAAACAATCTACATGATGCAACAAATTACTTCGTAATTATATCTAATAAATGTGTTTGAGCGATAGCGATAACACAGATGAACGTAGTTCATCTACT